ATCGCGGCGTCAACATAACGCTTGATCGCGGCGTCAACATAACGCTTGATCGCGGCGTCAACATAACGCTTGATCGCGGCTATTTCGTTCTCGCTCATGCTTGTTGTGCTTTCTTTGATAATTTAGTCATCACCATCCCATTCGCCGTGCAATCACGTTGTTTATTGCGATATTTGTCCACACAACGCCAATAATGACACCAACGATCAGCCCGACAACAGCGGCCACAATTATCCAAATCATTTCAACGGCGCTCCTTTGACCGTATATGTCAAATTCCGCGTCTCCCGTCTCAATTCCCAATCCCGACGCATCTTTTCAGCGCTCTTGAACTCCGGTAGCCCCTCCGTATACTCCCGCCGCGCCATCGAAAACGCCGCCAAAACGTAGTTCTCATGCAAAAACGGACTCCCCGCCGCCACAAGGTTCAAAAACCCTTCCTTGAGCATGTCTCGGTCTCGCGGAACCGCAATTACCACCGTACTCTCAGCGTCCGGTAAGTCCCCATCGTTCTCACTCGGCTCAATAGCATCAAAAGCCACAACCAAATCCGCGATGAAATCTCCCTGACTCTTTCCTTCCAGCTTCGCCAACTTCTTCAACGTCTCAAATGCCGTCGTATCTATCACCGTCGATAACTGACTTTTCCCCTCCGCTAATTCAGGCATCTCTCTTGTTCTCCTTCTAGTTTTCTTGCTCTTTCTAGAAACAAACTTTACCAAATCTAGTATTTTCTGTCTAGTAAAATCTTCTAGTACGCCCTTATTCGCAATTTCCCCAACAAAACTCATACTAGTTTCAATTTTATTTCACCTGAAGACCTCCCTTTTAAGACTGAACACGCTTTCAGGGAAGCAGTTAAAAATCACGGGGTTGCTTCTACTCGGCGTGCCCTTTATCGCGGGATGCGGCATCCTTCCCGCCGCCCCAAGACACCCCTCCCGCCCCTTAACTTTAATTAAATCAACAGTTTAACTATACACCTACCTACTGTATGCACATGGTCTACGCGCACCACAACTAATGGGCTATGGTCTACCCATGCCAGTATCGAGCAAATGCGCTATATGTTGGGGTTGAGGGTCAGGAGCCTAGTGGTAGGACGTACACAGGTACACTACAGCTTGCGAGTAAGATAACACGTATTACGTTCCGCTTGTGCCATCGGTGAGACTGTTCACGGTAACTGATTGAGTAGATTGCACTTCCAGTCTCTTCTGTTCTGCCAACGCCATCATCTGACTCAGTAATTGCTCGGCCAGCTTCATTGCAGATGTGTCGTCTAAAGTGTTCTCAGTCAACAATTTATCGTTTAATAGCCCGTGAACTCTAGCCAACTGCAACGTAGCGTCCTTGGCGTCGTGAATCTCCAGATCGGTGACATTTCCAGTCTCTTTATCGAACTTTAGCTTCTTGATTAAGGCGTCAGAACCGTTGTTTTTGGCTGTTTGCAGGTCAAAAGAGCCTGAATCATTGAGAACATCAGCAATTGAGGAGCGAGAATACATGGTCATTCTCTCAAGCACCTCTTGGGTGTCAGCAATTGGGTCACAGAGCCTTTTTATCTGTAATGATACGTAAGGATGCCTGATGAGATCGTAAGCTGTTGTAGAGAGAGTGTCGGCGTTCCCGGAATATCCAGCTTTCCTTGCTGCGTCGGCACCGTTACCTGACTGCAAGTAGTAGCGAATAAAGAGCTTTTGGCGGTGAGTTAGTCGTGGGGCAGTTTCAGGTGGAGGGATAGGCGCACTTGATACGAGTTCGGATTCTAGTGCAGCCATGAATCACGCTCCGAAATGTCGAATAAATGCATCGTTATTGAACATTAAATAATTGCCAGTGAGTTTTCCGGCTTCCTATGCGAGTCGCGTCGATGCTTTTTGAGATGAGCAGCCGATTGCCTTGGACGGTGTCACCCACTAGCGAGCCGTCAAGGTAGGTTACCCGCTTACCATCAAGCCACGCTTGGAGAGCGTCTGCGTCATCGTGTTCCCCGTCTCCGTAGAGAATGAATGTCTTTGCTTGGTTCGGCGCTCCGAATGCCTTAGATAGCCAGCTTGGAGTAAGTAGGGCTATTCCTGGCATGCCTTCGGATGGTTCTTTGCCCCAAATAAGTTGGTTTATCATCTCTTGCTCTGCTTCGGTCTTAACTCGCTCCATGTATTGCGGATCGCGCTTTACCATGTAGTCAAACAGCTTGTTAGCAACGTCTGCCGCGCCTTGATATTCTGGGGATGTGGCAATTATCTTCATTTGGTTTATCGCCCGATTGCTAATTGTCGTCGTTTCGGCAACGTCCAGCGAAAATACCAACTTACACCACGGGCGCGAAGGAACAAGAAACGCCATGAACTGCGCGACTTGTTCACTGGAAGTCGGAGGCCAGCAGAATCCGGCGACGTTACCTCTCGGCAATATGAGCAATTACAATCCTCGTGGCGTTCAAGCATGATCCACGATCCAAAGAATCTGCGATTTATAAACGTCTTGTCCATGTCTAGACTATCTTAACATGTCTTTCATTTGAAGAAAATCTTTTTGTGAACTGCGAACGATTAGCCACGGTCAGGGCAACCGCGAGCGTTGAGTGGCGAGCTATTCGCTCGCAAAGAATGAGACTTCGGCCATTCCCTCGTGGTGGTGGCTTAGGGTATTACCCTCTTCGCCATGCTTTCACTTTCCGAAGAACCTCGATATTAGCTTTTCAAGATTATGCAACGCTGGATGAGTTTTTCAGGTGAGAACTTGCGCCCTCATGCTTTTCAATTTGCACAGTGACCATCAACCTAATACTCAGACTTTAAGCCACGGCGACTTTTGTGACCTCGGCGTATGGCCGTAAAAGAACCGCTGTCGATTCAGTACAGGATCGAGCACCTGCCCGTTGCGAGGGAACCGTGGAGGCGCGACCCTCCAAGGGAGTCTGATTTAGTCAATAGTGCGCGTCAGCCCTAAACTGACTACCTGCCACTAGACCGCTTCTAGCACTATATGCCTTGATTTCATGCTTTGGTTCACAAGGCAGTTCAAAGAACCCAGCAAACCGTGCTATGCTTTCCGTAGGTAGAACGGGAAAACCGTTGCACAGTCGCTTGCCGCGTTGCATGCGGTGACTAAGAGGCTAGCTTGAGAAATCGGGCTAGCCTTTTCTACTCCGGCAAAGATTCCATCCATGCCAAGAGTTAGAACTGGATGAATAACTTTATCTTTGATTCCCAGCTTTGAAAGCACATCTGCTTCCTCATTCTGTTCACGGGGGAATCCACTCAAAATGTATTTCAGGAAGTCGAGCGCGATACTTACGCGCCAAGAGATAGTAAGGATAATAAAGAGCTTGCTTATTGAAGCTGTGGCCTTTGCCGTTCATTTGTCGGCAGACCATATTGGAATCACCGTAGATCGTCGCTTTGGTTATCTTGCGCTGGATTAATTGGCGCATCACAACAATCGCTCCAGCGTATTCAGCCACGTTATTTGAGATTTGCGCTCCCTGTCCAATATATCCATAACCTTCCCAGACTAATCGCCCATCAATCTTGATTAACGCTCCAAATCCACCGCGACCGCCCGGATTAGGCCATGCTGCTCCATCAAAATACGCTTCGATCATCTGTCTCCCTGAAAAGAGAAAAGGTTCGCATGCAGTGTATTCAGCCACCACAAACGAACCTTAGAACTCCGGCGAGATATTCAGTTATCAACGAGACGCCGCTGAATCGAACATCTCGCCTATCTACTTTTACAGAGCAAAGAGCTACGAACGGGAACATTCTAACCCAAGGCAATCTTTAACGCAATACCTAATCAGGCGTACAAACGGCGAACGCTAACTCACGATGCCTATTGACAGCGTACTACCATGCGAGTATATTGACCTTGTTCGATTCTTGGTTGATAGGAGCAAAATCACATGGGAGTTGATTGTAGAATCTTTCTACCGCACACGGCGGGATTGCGAGACGTGGCCGATGTTATAGCCATTTTACTTGGCAAGAAAGCGGAGCTTGCGCCGTTAAGCGAAAACAGCGTTCATTGCAAGGTCGAGGGTGTCGAGGTTAAAAACGCCGCAGTTGCGACATGTGCTGAAATTAACATCACGGACGCGGTTTGGGGCAGTGACGGAAAGCGCGGGGATCGCTGGTTTCTCTACCACTTTGAATTCAACGAAGGCCACACAGCGGACGGAGATTATCACACACGATCAGGGCGCGGCATTCTCGCTCGTTGCACGTCCATCAATATCGCGATGGCCGTCGAATTAGTGAAGTTCTTTGGCGGTGAAGTGGACTTTAACGACGCGGACGCCACGGAAGTGGATTTCAAGTCTCCCGTGAAGAAAGACACGCTGGCATGTAACGGCAAAGGCTGGGAGAAGTTTCAACGCCGCATGTTCGCGGTGCAACCGTTAACAAAAGCCCAAGTCAAAAGTTACTTGAAGCATTCAGCCTACGGAGTCTAAGCATGAAAACGGCCAAAAGAGTCACGATTTATCACTGTAAATGCGAGCGATGCGGCAAAGAATGGGACGCTCGCGTGGAGTCTCCCGCACGTTGCATCGGATGCAAGTCACAGTATTGGGACACCCCAAGGCGAACAAAAGGCGATCAGAAAGCATAGTTGCCTATTGACAGAGTACTCGGAAGAGAGTATCTTGTTCTTGTCAACAGGGACACAACCGAACTCAGACGGTTATCTGAGGGGAAACCAAATAGGAGATAAACATCATGGGCGAATACGCAATCCGCAATTCAGACGATCAGGAAGTTAAAATCGGAACCTGCGAAGATATGTACTATCTACGCTATGAAGACCGCGCCAAAGTTCGCAAGTTGTCAAACAGCCTCGACCCTTCCCACGAATTAAACCTGCGATTCCGCTTGCCTTTTGCCGATGAAGACAACGTGCGGATCGGTGAATACGAAAACTACGACCGGGGCGAACGATTATACACCAAAGACGATACTTACGCGCTTGACTTGCGTGTCCCTGTTGACGATCCCGGCACTATCCAGATGCACCACGAATCGGGTGTTTTAATTAACATTCCTTGTCATCACGGTCGGAAGCTGCCAGAAGTAACGGGCGAAAATGGCGTTAAGGTTTTCTGGAATGGCAAGAGCTGGGCGTTAGAGATTTCCTCAATCAAAAACACCGAAGACGGTATCAAGCCTGTTATCCGCTGCCGCTTCTGCAAGCACGCTTGGAGAGCAGATTGGGCAGAGATATTCCCTTACGTTAACGGCGAGCTTCGCGCAAGGCTGAGAGAATACGCAGAAGCTGAAAGCAAGGAAATCGCAGCGTAAACGACTTATGACCTGCTTCGGTCTCCGAAGTCGCAAGACTGGCAGCAATGCCGCCGAAGTGGGTCTCCCAAACTGTTCTTGATTGATAACCCCTTTAAGGAGTGAAGAAAATGCTGAACACACAACTATTACCAAGACCATTTAGTTATGATCGGCCACGGGTTGAAGGCTATGAGCCGATGATTAAGGCTGAGATAAACCCGCGTTAGTCGCAGTCGGCGCACCGGATGGCGGTCTGAGATATTCGTTGGTGAGTGTCCAATGTCAATGGGTCATCACCCTACAAAGCATGCGGCTGAATCTGACGCCGAGGGAATGATCAAAGCCTACGCCGAAGCGCATTACTTTCAGGTTTAGACTTGCCCTTATCAATTTACCTACGTCAACTTAGAAGGAGAAAACCATGAAGAATCAACAAGTTAAGGCTGCAAAGAACTCCTCTGTTCCACGTATCGAGTCTAAAGCCACTTGTGAGTTGAGTGCTGCTCCTATCGACGGCTATCCAACGCATCAATGGGAACCAAGCGGCGAAGACGATAACTGCTTTGTGTGCGGATCAGGCAGGGAAGACCACGCTCCGACGGGTAATGCGGTAAACAGCACCGTGCTAACCCCAAGTTCTGAGATAAAACCCACTTCCATCTTGAGTGGATTCGATTCACCAGAAAAGGTGCTGAGGCTACAGTCTGCCGCTCCTGCTCTTTATGCCGCACTAAAGCATGTCGCCAACTGGCCGTGTGAGTGTCCTCCGGCTGAATGGGGCAAGCCTAACACGTGTCGCTCGTGCGTGGCGCAGAACGCCTTAGCCCAAGCAGAGAAAACGTCCTAGAACTTAATTCTACGCTATTAAACCCCTATTCTGAAAGGATTTGAGACCATGAATTCAAGTAATGAGAACCAGAACCCCTCTCCCGTATCTTGTGAGGAACCTAGCGCCCGTCGAAGCGACGGTGCGAGTAGCTCGGATGCTTGCCCCGACTGTGGCCGCAAGAAGTTCCACGCGGAATGGTGCTCCGTTTACGAGCAAAAGGTAATGATTGCGGGGCTTGCCCACTCTCGGATAATGAAAGCCAAAATAACAAGCCTGAACGCAAATAGATAATTCCCTAAATGAAAGAAAGGAATCAACAATGGATTGGGAACATGTTTTGGACTGTAAAGGATACTGGGGCGACCGAGATAAATTTGCTGAATTCGCCCGTCAATCACATTACCGCTTCTTTAACTGGAACGGAGAAATCTATTTCCTCTCCGAGAACGGAACCTATGAAGAAACGGGATTGACTGTCGGCGAACACATGAAACGAGGCAATGAATGAAATCCCCACTACTTAAAGCTGCTGCCTTGATCTTCTTTCTTTCCTTAGTTGGTTTTATTTTTTGTTATGGAATGTTAAACGAATAAGGAAATGCTACCAAGAACCTTGCTGCCCGATTCGGGCTAGGAATTGGCCGCCTTCGGCGAGCCGGAAAGTTGAGTGACCCCCATGCGCTGATGAACACTGTAAAGTCCTCAGAAGTCGCCTGTACGCTTGTTTTGTCTGCAAGTCGAAGCTATGCGGCATCTGCTCGGTAAAGAAGATTTACGGGCCATACAAAGGCAAGCGAGTGTGCTGCTACGTTGGGGACAAGCAATGCTCTAACGTTCCATTCCCCGCCAACACAAAAGCCGCCTGATTTCTCAAGCGGCCATGTGCAGGTTGTCATTTGAGTCACGTGGTTCAGGACGTGGGAATTCTACCCGAAAAAAACTATTTGCACAAGCCCTGATTTGGTATATCATGTTCGCAAGGTTGTTATTTGAAACAGGATTTCCCTTCCATTGGAACCATCCACTCCCGAAGATAATCCATTAACCTTCGCGCTACGGCTAGCACCTGCTCGTATATGAAGCGCCTCGTCTAACTCCTAAACAAGAGCCAAGAGCCTAAAACTCAGACGACACGCCCTGTGCTGATTCGGTGGCGCGTAACAAATAGTCCAGCAGCGAATAATAACTAGCTGCCCAACCAACGAATCAGATACCGAGCACGAAAGCGTGATGGCTGACGGGGCTGCCACGTAGCACGAGATAAGAGTCAATCTGTCAATTAAGACGGCTAGCTCCTCGTGCGCTCGACTTCTAAAGCTGCCCCAAGCATGTTGAGTGATTACGGAGGTTGAGTGGCAAAGAAAAACGAATGTCCACGTTGTAACAATGTAAGACCTAAAGAATGGTTTGGAGACCCTAAAGCACCTTACGCTATTTGCTTGAGTTGCAGGGTAGAAGTCAACGGTGAAAGAAAACAAGAGAAACAACAAAAGCAAAGACTTAAATTTAGCCCGAACTGTGTCATTTGTGATGAACAAATTTTGGCCGGATTTGAGATTTGCGCAAATTGTCAGCGCGGGATTGAATTGTTCAAAAACAGCACAAAGTTACTAGGTCGGGCGACTAGTTATGTTGGCCGGAATTTAAGAGGAAAGAAACGGAAGTTTAAGAAATTCAGGCCGCGAAATAACAAGTTGCAGGAATTGATCAAAGCCCCAAAGGAAAGACCAACGGGATAATTATTTGAGGTTTGACCACGCAATCAACAAGTGAAGCCGCGCAACGCAACCTGTCTTTTGTAACCCTGAACGCGGAAACCCTAGACGCTCTTTTCTTCATTAACTTTTCAGGTTTTGAGGTTCACTTAATGCAATTAACAGATAACTTCGCTTACACGAAATAGGGTATTGACTTCGCGGTTACGAAAGATTATACTCGGCGCATCTTAGCTGGCGAGCTTAATACGCAACGGAGGGTTAATTCCAAATGATTAGTGAGACTTATCGAGAAATCGAAATCACGCTGTTGGAAGAAGAGAACAAGTGGCGCTTTACCGCAAACGGTCGGGAAAGAACCGCTCCAAGTCTCCCAAAGGCAAAAGAGTACATCGACAACGCGCTGGACGAAATCAGGACTAACAAGGTAAAGCCGTGGCAGCCGTTCGAGGCGTACCATTGTCGGTATTCGGACACCACGTTTAATCTGGTAACCATTACCTCACAGGCCGAGGGTTCGCGATACTCTCCTAGAAGTGATCGTTACTTCTGGGCTACACAAAATGGCAAGCGTAGCAAGCTGGACGGTGACTACCTCTACGCTAAGACGCCGGAGAATGACAAGTTGATCGCTGACTATGCCGCGCTCAACAGGGAACTAGAAGCACTTGAAATCAGGGTGAGAGCCGCAAAGGGTAAGATCGAGAAAATTACAATTCCCGCAACCAAATCGGAGGACTAACCCTCCCGTGTTGGCGGACACGGCAAAACCGCCTACAACCTATGATCACAACATCGCAAATCGCAACCAAATTAGGCGTAACCCAAAGGCGCGTACAGCAACTTATCAAAGAGCTTGGCATCAAGACTGAAATAGTCGGCCAGACTCAGATTGTACCACCTAACGCGCTGGAAAAAATGCGAAAAAGAGAGACTAAATCAGGTCGCAAGAAAAGCAAATAACACTATGACACAGAATAAAAAACACGCATTCCAAGGATTCGGAGTCTGTAACCAAATGGACGAGGTTGGTATTTGTGGGCTACCACCCTCTGCCGACATCCACGATGTAGGAGAGCAGCCGCTATCGGGAAATGCTGGGATAGTTTGCCCAACGTGCAAGGCCAGCTTTCTTACCTATCCAGACTTCACAGCGCATATTGGTAGTCCAACTTGCGCTAACGAAATCATGGTTAATGAGGAAGAGAGCACCGAGGCTTTCCCCGTTGTTGAGTCTCAAGCCATTTCAGAGTTGCAGGCTGCTCATTCGCTAACGCGGGACGTGTTTATGACCGCGCTGGAGGCGTTTGAAGACGCTACCTGCGATGCGGGCAACCCTGACTACCATATTAGCAAGAAACGCGCTTTAGCGGTCTATCTTGAGCAATTATTCTGCCATCCTGAGACCGACCACCTACAAAGAGAAGAGATAGCACGACTACGAGCAAGCGAGGATTTTCAATACAAAGAAATCGCACAACTGCGGAAGGCGGCAAGCATCCTTATTACCAACGCGGAGTTGATTGACGATCCACGAAACGACGGCGCTACCGAGCGCGATTGCTACGCGGTCGCACTGAACGACTTGGAGTCTCTTCGCGCTGCCCTTAATCCAATACAGGAGAGTGGAAAATGAGCATTAAAACACTTCTTTGCGGTTGCGTGGTAAGCGGTAATGACGTTGCTCCATGCGGTGAACATGTGGAGAGGTTTCAGGCTGCGAAGACCCTCGCCGCAACAGTTGAAAAATGGTATGCAGGACTAGCTGTAGACGTACATTCAGTGCGTGTGTCGCCGCACGATTTATTTCTAACAGGAGAACTTTGCGCCACTGAAAAAGAAGCGATAGCGGCCAAACGTAAACTCCATATTACCAGAATGGAAGACGACCGAAGGATTGTCAACGCACTTGATGAACGATTCGACGCGATTGAGGATGAAGAGATGGCGAAGGGCAACGCATGAACAAAGAACCATCAATAGGGACGGTCATTGCTTGCGTTGACAGCAACGGTAAAGACTGCACGGCAACTTACATGGGCGACGGCAAGTGGGAAATTACCCGTGACGGGAAAGTATACGGGCAAGCCGAAATGAGTTGGACTGAGTGGGTAGCCGCAAGCTGGCAGACTGAGATGGCGAAAGGAAGGGAGTAGAGATGACGAAGAAGAACATTGAATTATTGAAACGATTGCGAACTCGGTTCCTCAGGATGCGTCATCTTGAACACTTTGACATGACTGAGATAGCAACACGCGGCGAGTGTGGGGCAGTGATGTGCATTGCAGGCCACGCGCTTGATCTTGCTGGCTACAAGAGGCGTTGGAGCCCCGACTTTGGCGAATATCGTTTCCTTTCGCCAGACGGAAGCAAGGTATACGACCCGCTGAACACCGCGCAACGAGAACTTGGCCTAGATCGAGACGAAGCTCAAGGCGCACATGGTCTATTTTTTAATTGGAAACTCAAAACGCCAAAGGACGCCGCCGAAGCAATCGACAAAATCATTCAAGGTGCTGCCCAATGATCAACCTCGAAACCCAACTAACTCACGCCAAGTTTGACCCTTCAATCAGCCGTACCCATATTCACATGAATACAGTAGATGAAGGCTATCATCGTTCAGTAAGAGCAGAGTTGTATTGCTTGATGCGGGGAGATTACCAAGCTGCCGGAATAATCAAATACCGAAGAACGCCCCCAAGGGAAGATGGGTGCATACCGTGTTGCCAGTGTGGTGAATTAACGAAATGGGACGTGACTTATCAAGACCTTTGTTTTCGGTGTATTCGCGCTGACAATGAATAAGACTCCCAAACAGAAAAGTTTTTAGCCCCAAAGGAGACCGAAGTAATGAAACAGGAAATTCAAGGTGGTGAAGGCAAAGAACTTCGTTACGAAACTTAGTGAACTCTCCGAGCCGCGCAAGGCGTCGGACTAGAAACAGGGTAGCTTTTATGACAGGCGCATCGAATCCAAACTTTAAGCACGGGCTTTGGAGCCATCCGCTATATCGAACGTGGCGAGGCATGATGGCTCGTTGCTACAACGTCGCTAGTCACGGCTACCCCTACTACGGAGCATGCGGCGTCACAGTTTGTAAGCGGTGGCACGACGTGAGGTTGTTCATCGCTGATATGCCCGCTCGGCCTTCCGCCAAGCACACACTTGATCGTTACCCAGACAGGACGGGAAACTACGAACCAACCAACGTCCGTTGGGCTACATGGAAAGAGCAAAACCTTAACCGCAAACCTCGGAAACGCCACTTGCGCGGGACTCGCTGTAGGCGCGGCCACCAATACACGGAAGAAAATACGGGCATCAAATCAACGGGCGCGAGATATTGCCGGACGTGTTACCGCGCCAATCAACGAACAAGATACAAACAGCAGACAATTCAAACTTGAAAGGTGATGAATCATGGCACTAGGAAACGGAAAACCAAATTACAAACGACACGATGACGACGAATGGATTGATGAGATTCGCCTTGTCACCGTGCCGCGTTACAAAACGTCAGGGATGAGCGGCGACGAGTGGCGGTTCTCTGCCAAGGTTCAACTCTTGCGAAAAGGGCACATTCTCTTTGAGCGTTCTTTTAGCAAGCTACACTACGCCATAGATTTCCTTCCCGCAATTCAACACGAGTTTGCTGATCAGGGACGAGCGGATCGAGACGTGGACGACCGCCCCGTTGACTTTGATCGCTATTGCTTTAATCCCGGATGTCGAGAAGACGGCGTGGTTGAATATCAGCTAATCGATCAGTTTTCCAGACCCTATGGCGACAAATTGCCAAAGAAGCCGTACCTCGGCGAGTACCGCCGACGATTCTGTGAAGCCCACGCAATGCGCGGCGACTGTGGCCTTGAGGATGCGGACTCCAACTACACGTTGATTTCCGCGCCGCCGGGATGGAAAGGAAACGCTGATTTAGGCGCAAAGGCGGCTGAGAGTCCGAGTGCGCAGATGAACGTTGCAATTAACAGCCTTGGCGATTTACCTGCCGCGATTGAGCGGGCACGAAAGGATCACGATGAAAACAAAGGAACGACTGACGCAGGCGCTTGCTGAATCTAGCGCACCGGAATGGATGATTAAGAACGCCATCAACGGACAGTACGACGATTTCGAGTCACAACATCCGACGCCGATAAGCCTGCTCGTGGCCGATTGCCGCGCCAATGGATTGGACGCCATTGCGGCACGGGCTATTGACGGAGACTTTGATGCAAGCAAAGAAGAGTCTGACGCGTGGTTTGAAAGCGAAGGCAAGGACCTACTTGCATAGCCTTCAACTTACCAACACGCGAGCCGCAGCGAGCGGTACAGCCGAGCAGGTTAAGTAGTGAGTTCTGTTCTGCACGTCCCCCAACTGATTTGTTTACCAAGGAGAACGAGTGTGAGTGAGCCTCAATTTGACTTTGAGTTTGCCATTACCCCTCGGGTCGCAAAAAGTGGCAGCGCATGTGGATTGGAAGCTGTTTTTGGATCGCTAACCTACGAGGCGTTGGAGTTCCACGGAAGCGATACTTCGCGCCGCTTTCGCCGACGTTGGACTGACCGGCAATTTCACGCTGCCATTCAGGACGTTTGGAATCACGGCTATCGCATCGTATCAGTGTTGAAAAACCGCGCACCGGAGCCGGGGACAACGCCCGAGTTCCGCATAGAGAATTCCAACCTGTACGAAGGCCACGGGTCAGATATGAAAATCAAGGGGCAACTCCCATGACTGATCTATCCGTTAGTGAAGTAGAAGCGATGCTGGCGAAACTGACCGCACAGGGCGTATGGCATCCCTATGATCGAGGCATTGGGTGGGAAGCTCACCGCGAGGCTACCTGTGTCCCTGAGTGCCTAGAACTCAACATGCAGGACAAGGAAACGTTCAAGCAGGCTGATGCCGAGTTCATCGCCGCCGCCCCTCAGATAGCTAAACAGTACCTTGAGGTAGTCAAAGAGAACAGCGATCTGCGGCTGGGTGGGCCATGCACCTACAAAACAGTGATCGAGAGCATGGAGATGCTGGAAGCCGCCGGAATGGGTACAGAGGGCAAACCGAACACGCTTTGGGCTATGACACAGGAGGCTATTGAACAACTCGCCGCCCTCCGCAAAGAAAGAGATCGATTAGTGTCTACGCTGGAAGGTCGCGCTGAAGAAGAAATGAAAATGCTTGCTGAGGTCGCCGCTGAAAACGACGAATTGCGCGCAGAGCTAGAACGGCTGAAAGGGGAGAAATGAAAACTAAGAATCCAGAACAGAAGGGTAAGGCTAAAACTGCACCGAGCCTCTCAACAGTTGTGGAGAGCGGCGAAGCGCACGCAGTAGCGGGCTTGGCGGTGTGCCCATTCTGCGGAGTCAAAGCAGAGGAATCAGCGCGACCGCATTGGATTCACATCATGCATTTACATGACTGCTTTATCGCGCTTCTCGCCCAGCGGGACATGTACATCCCGCGTGACGAATGGTTGGCAGCGTGGAACACCCGAGTAGTAAGTGGTCTTCCAGCGTGGCAACCGATTGGGGCGGGACTACCAAAGGCGGGAGTCCCTGTACTGGCGTTCTTCCGCTATGCCTCAACGGGCAAAGGTCGCGTGGTTCGCGCCATGTACGCGCCAAGCCTGACTCTCACAGAAGAAGATTGGGGAGATTTTCAAAGCGGCGCGGATTACGACGAAGCAACTGACGCGACCTATTGGCCGGAAGGTTGGTACGAAAGGAATGAATACGAAGAAACGAACTGGAGGCTATCGGAAGACGTGACGCACTGGATGCCGCTCCCTGCGCACCCGATCACACAAGCTGAGGGTGGGTCTCCATCTCAGGACGTACCCGAATCGCTCGCTCCTGAAACTGAGTCTGTTTCTTCTGCTGAATCTATGCGTACTGCAGAAGTAAGTCAGGGAGAGGAAACAGAAAATCTTTAGGTTAATGGGAACCAACTGCACCATGGCTTTTAACGGTTGTTATTCTGAAATCATTTTGGAGGTGAGTGGTTGTGAAGCTAAATCGCAAGAGCGTGTTCGCAAGGTTCTACCTGTTGGCTGGCGATGAGTGGAATTTGCCAGAGGACTTTTGCTCCTTCTTTTGGGGGTTAGTTGAACGCGCCCTAAAAGTAATCATCTTTGTTGCGGTATGCCTATTCATTATCTGCTTCTTTGTTTACGGGGTTATTCACGTCGTCATGGCGGGATGGAGACACCCGACGATCTCCGCGACCGCCCTAGCGTCTGCATTCGTCATCGCCGGAGGGTTCTGGCTGGCTTACCGCCGAGGCGTAGCGAGCGCCGCGAGCGACTTACTGAAAATTGTAAACACGAAGATCGACTCAGTCAGAAATCGCTACTGCCTCCGAATAGAGTGGCACTAGCGTCAACGTACCAACACCGCGAAGCGGGTACAACCTAGCCCGATTCAGTAATGAGGGTTGTGCAGCATTGATCGACGTTTCAGTTCTTGGATTTATTCTTGAGAGGGAGAAAGAAATGGATAACAAAACTACAGACTTAAAAGGTGATGAGGAACAAAACCCAGCTTCTCCATCTGCTGAATCACGAGCCACTGGTGCGTTGAGTGCTGCCCTTGACCGCCTTATGGCCGTGTTCAATGAAGCGTCTGACGAGCGATACGAGAACCTAAAAGAATGGGAGAATCTCGGTCGGCGTTGGCAGAGCGAAGGAGACGGGTACGGCTACAACTTTCATCAAGGAATGGCCGCTGGCGCAAACTGGTGCGATATTTATTACCGCCGCGTGGGGCGAGAAATAGAAGCGATCCGCAAGGAGTTCACTCAAGCTACAGCGTCACCCGCTTCGGGTGCGCCTCTCTCCAGAGAGGGAGGGCAAGGGCAATACTGTGAACACCATACTTACCGTTCACTGTGTCCAGCGTGCAGCGGGTTGAGCTAAGAAACGTGATGACTATTAAAGGCGAATCGTTTGGACGCGGTGACGTAATCTTCGTTGTGGTTATTTTGATTCTGATCGCGCTCGCCCAAAGATGCTAAAGCTTCCAACGCACCGGAAGCGGGAAGCGGAGACCTAGCCCGATCAAATTGAGAGTATTGTGCAGCATGAATAAGAAACGCCTGATCCCCTTTGTCATCTTCTTACTATTGTTCTACTTCTATTACGTAATGGAACAACCAGTAGATATTTGTCCAGTAGAGTTAAAATCAGTTGAAGTTAAAGACGATCTGAGCAGGTATTGAAATGCAGCAAAAAGCTCCTAGCTGCCCCCACCGTTTGAGAAAGCCCCGCTTCGCGGAGGCAGAAAGTTGAGAGGTTATGAATCTTAGCGTTAAAACATGCGAGCTACTTACAGTGGAGAATGCGCTCACGCAGTCAGAGCGCGAGGCCATTTCAGGACGACCACAAACCTTAATCGCCGGAGATACAGGGAGCATTTTTATCGGTTGCAAGGGCGACTTGGTAAAGTTCCGCGAGCGCGTAGGAATAGCAATTTGCATGGTTCGTGCGGCGTGGTTTCTCGTGCTACACGGATTTACTAGCATTTCGTTCACGAAAAAGACAGACGGAAAACTCCAATGATTAAACTATCAGACAACGAAATCATTCATGAAAGCCCTACAGCACGAGAAATCGCGCGGGAGGCTGTACGGGTTAGCCGGAGCAGGAAAAAGGCTCTCAAGGGCATTTACGGCGCAGTACGAGCAGCCACAATCAGAGAATCAACCCGCCCCCGCTACCTTCCGCATGGTGCGTTCCAATTTTGGTGGGAGCAAGATGTTATCCGTCCTCGCGTTGGCGCTATCGAAGCAAGCCTTTACCCAAAATAAAGATATTGACAAGCGGTGTTGACGTTGATAGGATATAGCGTCATGGAAGAGAAAACGTTATCACGGCAGAGGCGGTGGGCGATTAAGAACCAAGCCAAAGGCCGTTGTCCTATCTGTGGAAAGAAGTGCGCCCCTGCTTTCAGGTGTAAGAAACACGCTAAGGCGCAAAAGAAGATTAACCAAGAGTATCGTCAGAAGTTGAAGGAAGGTAAGGGATGAACAACGCGCTATTTAGAATCTGTCTCTTCCTGAAGTGGGCGACTGCGATGGTCAGCGGCAGTTTGGTGGCGCTCATTGCGGTTCACTTTGGCCGTAACGCTTGCTTCTTGGCAGCTGGCGCGACTCTGAGCGGACTTCTTGGCGGGGCGTGCTGTGTCTTAAAAGCGGCAATTCACGTCTACGGCGACCCTGAATGGATAAAGAGTCTACGCGAGGAATGAATCGTGGGTGAATCAAAATCCATAATCCTTGAAGCAGAAGTTCATTCCTTCCCTGCCGATCCGGTCGATGAGCCAATGTGGGGGTATCCTGATGACGAACAGCGCGAACCTGCTCCTTGTTGTGTAGAGTGTGATTATTCTGATCTACAAGAATGGGAGTGGGAAATGAAGCAAAGAACTCTCGTTGCGGATCAACTAGAACTCTCCGAGCCGCCGCTTCGCGGTCGGAGTAACTTGAGTGCCCCCGCGCCTTGGGAGCGTTCATGAGCGATTTAATAAATATCGAGAAAGAACTTGTGCGCCTCGGCGGTGCGCTTGATCTTCTGACCACGGATTTTGAGGGTCTGTGCCGCCGCGCCGCCGATGCTCGCTCCGACTACGATATTGCATGGGCAAAAGCGTTACTCAAATCGAACGGTAGCGCAAAAGACATAAGAGAATCCGAAGCCGTGCAAGTTGTCGAAACCGAGATGCGCGAAGCTCGCATAGCCGAAGCAATTAGGGATGCTGCTAAAGAAAGAATTCGCGCTCTTGAGTCGCTGCTCACTGTTCATCAATCCCGCCTTAAATGGCTTGACGAAGGAAAACGATTTGCATGAGCCTCCCTCGCGTTGAAGAAATCTTATTTGAACATTTGATCGCGGAACGCGAGACGCGAGAACGTGCGCCTTCTCTGTTGCCGGACACGCTTCACGCCAACGCTTCATCTGCCGGGGGCTGCGCTCGCGCTGTCGGACTGCGCATGGCAAAGCTGGAAGGCGAACCCGTCAGCGCCGACGCTCTGTTCAACTTCTACATCGGGGACGCAATTCACGACAAGATTCAAGCGGCCATGCTTGCTAAGATTCCCAAGGCAGAGAAAGAAGTTAACGGAGTTATCGAGGACTTCATCACCTGTCGCGCCGATCTAAAATATCCTGCTGAAGATTCAAAGAGCGTATGCTGCGAAATCAAGTCCACTTCGGACTTCGGATTCAAACTTGCCACTGGCGCAAAGTTGAAATCTAACGGTCAATGGAACAAGAAAGACCAAAAGGCAGAAGGGCCAAAACGAGAACATATCCTTCAAGTTGGTATCTCTGCCAAGTCTATTGACGCTGACTATCTAGCGATTGTTTACGCTCGGAAAACAGCGGCCAAAGATGAACCAATTATACATGAGTGGCGATTCAAAGTGGAGGATTTTGAGGGCGCAATTCAGGATGAAATTGCGCGGCTAAAACACATTGTCGAACTAGTGCGCGGGGGGCGCATACCGGATCGAGAATATCAAGGGGGAGTAATTGACAACCCAAAAACAGTTCGCTTCCCGTGTGGTTATTGTCAGTACTTGAAACCATGTCTGACGTTAGGCGCAGGGGAAGTGGAAATCAAATAACAATCTAACCCAAGTAAAGGAACAAACCAATGAAAGGTTTCCAAGAAAAAACAACGGGTGACGGAACTTTCTTCGTCATCAAACACCACACAATTTGCCGCGAATCGAAAACCCCGCAAGAGGGCTTTCATTCAATCGAGACAGTTAACCCGCGCACTGGCGATAAGGTAACAAAATACATTCAGGAATTCAGTTCGCTTGAAGCGATGATCACGAAGATCGAATGGTATGACACCGATCAAAAGTACGAAACGCGCTATCGAGGGTTCAAGATTCACCTTGACGCAAGCGGGAAACATGGCGTTCTCGATCTTCCAATCAACGCTCGCGTCACAAGTCGGTTTATGAAGTTGGCCGAGAATATCGACTTCACAAAGCCTGTGGAGTTTCGAGCATGGCACGATAACAAGTCAGACTCGACAGCTTTACTAGTCGCGCAGAACGAAGTCAGCGTGCCGCAGAAATACACGCGAGAGAATCCCGGCGACATGCCGCCTCCGGTACAGAGAGCGTCTACAGGCAAGTGGAGCTACGACGATCAAATGGAATTCCTGCACAAGCGCATGATGGAAGTTGTTATCCCGAAAGTTGCAGCGACCGCGCCAGCCGCAACGCAGGAACCTACGCAGGGAAACGCGCTGACCGAACAATCAGCTACAGCCGACGCCAAGTTAATCGGAAAAGTCAAAGAGGCTCTAACTGACCTTTCTGACCATGACGACTATAAGGAGCGAACACGGAGCCAGTTGCTAGATGAGTTCTTCGGGACAACGAAGTTTGCGGAAGTCGAAGCGATGCCGCCTGATGTCTTGAAAGCGGTACTCAAAAAGATTGACGAGATAATCGTTCCCTTCTGAAAATAAGTATTGTGTCGAGGGGCGAGTTGTTCTAAAATTCGCCCGTTGACAATTTGAGATTTGACGCGCTAATGGCATGGTGCGTAGAATCAACCGCAAGTGACGGCTTTTCTTGAGCCGCGTTTCGCTACCAAAGTCTTTTGACCAACTCTTGCGGGAAGGTTCTAAGATATGCCAAATGCGGCGCGGTTCAAGAAAGGCCGTTTTCTATGTCCAAGGGCTTGCCCCCACCCAATCACACCCAGACTCCGAATATCTTTTTCGATGAGTCGCTTGCGAAAATTAAATCTTTCGCAGAGTTGAAGGTTATTCTTGCCGTCATTCGCCAAACCTTTGGGTGGCACAAAGATTCCGACAAACTGAGCCACTCACAACTAGCCAAAACCACAGGTTTAACCCGGCGAGGAACGATCAACGGGATTGAGAGAGCCTTGGAAGAAGGCTACCTAGAGCGCGAACCAAGCGGCCAGAGCTTCACGTATAGGCTCGCGCTAGTGAACATCGAAGCACCAGTGAACGAAGTATCTAGTGAACCAACTTCACCTGAGCTAGTGAACGTCGTTCACCAGCAACTAGTGAACCAAGTAGGCACACAAAAGAAAGGGAAAAAGAAAGTAAAGAAAGAAGAGGGGGCGCAAGCGCAGCCGGGGGGAACCGTCCTCTCTGGAATCGCTTTGCTCCGCGACGTGGCTCAGGCCTTCCCTCCCAAGGAATCATGGCCGCGCTATCTTGAAATTCTTGGCGAGAATGTTGACGAGGCGAAGTTGAGAAAATGTCGCGCCGAGTGGGTTGACCGAGGCTACAACAAAGTTTCGTGGAAGTGGTTTACCGAGTGGTACGTTGAGGGGATGCCGGAACGTAACGGGCGTACCGCAACGGCCACGGCAGCGCGAACCTACGAATGGCAAGGTCGTTACTACGCTTACGGGGAGACTATCTCGGACGACGGCACACGGTTCACGGTAATGGGTTCGGATGGAACGCCTACAAAACGCTGGCACACGCTGGAAGCATACGCAGAGGATCGAGGGCTAACTATGGAACAGGCAAGACACGGGATGAATGCGTGATGGAACTAAATCCATTACAGACACAACTGAAGCAAGAACGCGCCCCGCTTGTGGAAGCCCTTGGCGTTAGGCTCATAAACGGAAAGTCCTGCAAATGCCCGTTTCACGATGACAAGCACGCCTCGGGCAGCGTATTTCAAGACCAAGACGGTGGATGGAAGTTTCATTGTCATACATGCGATTGGTCAGCCGACGTGTTTGACGTGAGAGCGAGAGTCGAGAATAGGCCACTTGGGGATATTCTTGGGGAATACAAACCAGAGAAGCCAAAGCACTACGAAAGCCTTGAAGCGATTATTAGAACTTATCCAGATGTTGAAGAAACCTACAAATATACGAATCCGCGAACAGCACGAGTCGAGTTGGCAGTTATTCGCTATCGGATCAACGGAAGAAAAGCCTTTGCCCAATGCTCCCCCAACGGATCAGGATGGCTTAAAGCCCGACCTGAAGGAAAACTCCCGCTCTACAATCGAAAACGAGTCCAAGAATCCGAAACGGTGATTGTGGTGGAAGGGGAAAAAGCGGTTCACGCCTTGCATAAGGCCGATATGGTAGCCACTACAAGCCCAATGGGCGCGGGAAAGGCAAGGGAATCTGATTGGTCAATCCTCTCAGGTAAGAAAGTTTATTTGTGGCCGGATAACGATCCCGTCGATCCGAAAACGCTGAAACAAACGGGCATCGATCACATGAAAGATGTTCAGGCAATTCTTGAAACGATGAACTGCGAATTGTTCTGGATAGAGCCTTCAAGTCTCGATTTACCACCCAAGGGTGACGCAGTTGATTTCATGGCAAATAATGAAGGCTCGCCAGAAGATAAGAAAATGGCTGTGTTGTTGGTCTTAGATGAGGCGCAACCACTAGGAGCGGCACAGGAACTAGGAAAACGTTTGCAGTCAATTATTGCAGGGGAATGGGTGAGCTTGGAGTGGCCGTGGCGAATGCTGACTACGCACACACAATCGCTTTTGCCTGATACCGTTACGGCGGTTTGTGGTGAGCCGGGAGCAGCAAAGTCTTTCTTTTTACTGGAATCGTTTTGGAAGTGGCATTTAGCGGGGCATAAGGTAGCGATATTTGAACTTGAGGATGACCGAACATTTCACCTTCACCGAGTCCTTGCGCAGTTGGAATCTAATTCGTCTTTGACCGACGCCGAGTGGGTAAGGACTCACGCAGAACAGGCCACGGCATCATGGAACAATCAAAAAGACATTCTTGATTCGCTAGGAAAAGTGATGTGGGACGCGCCAAACTCTCAAATTACGCTTCCCGAACTGGCAGATTGGTTTGAGGCTCGCTGTCAAGAGGGATTTGAGTTGTGCGTTGTCGATCCGGTTACAGCTACGGTCGCATCTGACAAGCCTTGGATAGACGATCAGAAGTTCATATTCAGAGTGAAGACCACAGCCAAGAAGTATCACTCAAGGTTGATTTACGCGATTCACCCAAGGGTGGCAAACGGGAAAGTGGGAGCAAGTCTTTCGAGGATGGCGGGGGGCGCAGCCTACGCGAGATTCTCCCACTCCGTTTTGTGGATTACGAAGTTTGATAAAGAACGCTCAGAGACTATTTGGAGTCCTGATGGTGGCACGCGCCCAGCCTCATTTGAACGAACGGTAAAAATCAGCAAAGCACGAAACGGAAAAGGCGCGGGCGCTGAATTGGCCTACCACCTAAACACAGGAACGTTATGTTTTTCAGAATTTGGGGAAGTGTCAGAACATGAAAGCAATAGAAACTCGCTACGCGAGTCATAGATTTCGTTCACGATTGGAAGCCCGTTACGCAGTTTTCTTTGACGCGCTTAACGAACCTTGGGAGTACGAGAAAGAGGGATACGTTTTGGAGGACGGAACGCTTTATCTTCCCGATTTCTGGATGCCGAATCTACAGTGTCATTTGGAAATCAAAGGCCAACTGCCGACACAAGAAGAATACGACAAGACTCAAGGGTTGGCGCACGGAACAAATAAGGCCGCAGCAATTATCCACGGATTGCCGGGAGAACAATGGGGCATTCTGTATTGCGTAGACGACACTGACTCGTCGGGAGGTTGGGGAACTTGGCAATTCCGTTTCGGAGTAAACGCAAGCAGCGAATTAGCGTTCTTGGTAGATCAGTTTGACCCGGAACGGAGGATTCTATATTCCGTCCCTTATGAAAAAATATTGCGCACGAGTTATCGCTGGATGGAAACCAACGCGCTGCAACATGCGGCCACGCAAGCCAAAGAAGAACGATTTGAGAGGCGACGATGATTGTCTGGTGTTGGGACTGTGAAGAGTTTTGGGAATGCCCGGAGAACGGCCATGACGGAACAGACCTAATTTGTTACGAGTGCGTAGAGCTACTTAATGCAGGCTACATAATTTGGCGTGACCGCCAACAGGGAATTGAATGGGAGGGACTGATTGCATGAAACACCAAAGATACAGTCGCGCCAAAGAAGTCTGCCCCCGGTGCAATAATACAAATTCGGAAATCATAAAAGTTGGGCAGTATGAATATGCTCGCAAGTGTGATCACTCAACACGGCCAACACTTCCACTGGAGAAAAGTAAATGATAATCAACACCGACCCCGACGCATATGTGCCGATTAGTAATGTAAGAATCTGCCCGTTCCACCTTAAGAACGCTGGCGTGCCTTATGCGGGGTGCACTTGTTCTGCCAGTTACGGACAGCGAAGGGCTACAGAATCCGAGTATCGAGAGCGACGACGTAAACGCTTGGTAGAAAAACGTGCTTGGCTCTTGGAAGCACTAGCAGAGATTGAAGCTGAACTTCAGGATGTAGGAAAATGAATCTCGACGAACACGGTACTATAACAAACGATCAAGGGCGCACGTTTCGCGTGGTTAAGGTAGGCGACGAACTGCGCGTGAACGGGAGGCCGGATTGGCACGGTGGCGGCATGACGTGGGCGCAGACCACGGTTAAACGTCACCCCAAATACGTTTACGGAACAAAGATGGGAAAGCTGTTGCACGAGATCGAGAAAGTCAGATTGGTATGGTGGCAGCTTGGCGGTCACGGTAGCTATTTCTTTCGCGTTTCATCACCCCGCGTGTACTTTGAGACAAAATGTGGCTATTGCTTCTTTGGCTCCGACCCAACGAACACATTTAGGAGCAGTCGCAAGTCAAAGGCTACCGTTTGTGAGCTACCAAAACCGGACGCCGTTCTCTGCGGTCGCTGCCGTGGTGAAGGCGCGGTCTTTGGAAAACTCGGAAAAGTTGGACGCGGTGGCGTCACCTACAAAGAAGCCCGTGAGCGTATTGGCTGTACGGTGCAAGTCTCGTAACCACTCAACGTACGTGAGCGGGACGCGGAGAGCGATCAAGATACGCCCCGCGAGGGTTGTGCAGCATGATCCTGAATTCTTTGAAATGAAGACAACCCCTCTCATTACAGATCGGGCTAGGAGTCTCCGACCCGCCGAAAACCGGACGGTGAAGGTTGGATGGCTTTCCAAGAAAATAATTGTTGACAGATGCTTGCACCCCAAGTTATGCTTGCCTTACTATGAAGAACGTTGAAACAGAAGCGCGGCAGAACGTCGCCAAACTAAAAAAGATTAAAGGCATGGAGAAAATCGCCGAGTCGCTTGAGCGGTTAATGGATGGCGCGGCTGCGGGGGGCGCGGCTAGAGCTAAGAAGTTAACCAAGAAACGGCGAGTTGAAATCGCTAAGAAGGCAGCTAACGCCAGATGGGGGAAGAGGTGAAGAGATGACAAGCGCGCAAAAGATTACATTCCCGCAGTTTAGCGGATTACGATGTTTGATGATGCCTTACATTCAGGGAGATGCAGCATCCGTGCCCGATGAATATCAATCTTATGCTGACATTCTCCGTTCAGTCTTTTTGAAGAAGGGCGACATTGGCTATCTCACGATTGATGAATCTGTGGTCGTTGCTGGGACTCCGCACCGTGGCGCACGAGCTAAGGCCTCTCGCGCCCTGCATACAGAAGTCGGGCGACTACCCAATAAGATTTACTGCTGGGGGAGTGGCGGCGGGTGGGGAAACAAGCACAACGTAACGCTCGATGGTAGCGTGGAGGTTCTGCTCGCCAACAACCTTGACGATTCATGCGCCTTGTGGAACGCAACGCACCACGATACGAGCGTTGATGGAGACATCGGACATGAAGCGGCACGGTATCCCTACCGAGATGCTGTGATGATGAAGGCTGGCGAAGTCCACAAAATCGGAATCCTAACGCCGCACGAGAGCCTTCCTGTAAAAGAAACAACGGCACGGCAGTTCTTGCGGATCATATCTTCGGGAGTCCACGGGCGCGAGCCGTACTTCACGATCAACCCAATTTTGGCGGCAGCATGATCGACTTCCGAATCATCGCACTATTACTACTCCCTAGAGTCTGTCCAGTCTGCGGAGAGCAGGAAAGTAAATGAGGACAAAACCTCGCGGTGCTAACGGGCTGGGCCTAAGAAAGACACGTACCTTGACCGTAACGAAAGGAAGAAAATGAGTACATACGATCCACGGCAAATGGCAACGGACGCTCTAACGCTCTCCACGCCGCCTGCGCATTCAGGACTAAAGACTTTTGTGAGCGAAGAGGGTGTTTACGCGCTTGCAAGGGCACTAGAAGACGCGCTTGATATTGTCGATTCAATCGAAGACGAGGACGAGTAAATGTTCACTATCAATCGACAAGTATTAGCGCGAGAATTCGCCCTACTTCAGACTGTCGCCGAGAAAAAGGGAACGATCCCAATCTTGTCGAGCATTAAGGTTGAATGCCAAGGCGATCTTACTGTTCTGACGGGAACCGATTTAGACGCCACAATCATCTCCAAGGTGGAATCCTCTGGCGAAGCGTGGGCGGGATGCGTTCCTTTGCGGCAACTGTTTTCCTTGGTCAAATTGCTTGACGGTGAAAATCTCGAATTTTCCGAGCGTCCGAATGGGCGGCTGGAAATCAAGAGTGGTCAGTCTAAACACCTAATTCCGTTTGAACCTATCGAGCGTTTTCCTGAAGTCGCGATTCCAAAAGAGCAGGGCGTTTCTCTTGACGGGGCAGTTCTCGGTGCGATGGTGAAAGCGACAGCCTTTTGGATTAGACCGTCAGAAGATGGACTAAAAGCGACCGAGTGGAAGCAGACGGGATTGAGCCTGCGCTCAGATGAAAAGTCGCTTGAGGTAATGTCTTTCCGACGTACCGCAGCGGCGATTGCTACGTTGTCCGCCAGTCTCCCGAAATTCAACGTTATCATCCCAAGACAAGCGGTGTCCGCGCTTAGTTATTTCAACGAAGATTTACAGATGATCGTGACGGAAAATCAAGTTGCGTTTATCGGCGCAACGCGAACACTGTCTGCCCGTATCTTGGAAGGCGAGTTCCCCGCGTGGCGCACGTTCCTGCCGACATATGAACACAGAGTGGAAGTCCCTGAAACTTTCACGGACACGATCAAGAGAGTTTCGGTAACGACAGAAGGGCAACGGGCGACGTTTGAAGTGCTGAAGCTGACAATTGCCAAGGACTCCTTGAAGCTGGAATCTCGCGGCGGCGATAACGGGCAGTCAGAAGAAATACTGCCCACTACCTCCACGCTGAACGGGAAGACTGTGGCGATAGGCATCCACGGAAATCAGACGGTCGAAGCCTTGAGTCGCTCGGACTGCAATATAACGTGCGAGTTTGTGGACGGGACACAGCCAATGATTTTTACTCCCGCAAACAAAGACTTTGAGCTTTGCTATCTCACGATGCCGTGCAGGCTGGAATGGTGAAGAAACCTGAACCGCAAAAGATTCCAAGAGAATGTGATCCAAGTAGGAATCTGCATATTTACTTTGGTAAATCAGAAATCTGTCAATGTAAGAAGGGGAAGAAAAGAGTTGTAAGTTAATACGCTACGATCATTCCCAGTTCAGGGTTTCTAAAGACAGGATTGTTGAGTGCCTCTGAGTCGAAAACCACGAAAGCCAATGATTCGATCCGCCTTTGTGCGGCACTCGGAATTTCGCCCTAAAACGCTTCCCAAGCGGAAAGTGGCTACCGATGGCTTACCGGACGAGAAAAACAGTTCTAGCGCGACTCTGACGCAAAGGAAGCCTATCAGAAAGGTCGGTCGCAAGGGTTATCAGTGGATAGCCGCCCGTAAGTGGCTCAAGAAGCAATTCAACTGGCTTGGGCTTACTCACTGCATGATGCGTTTTCAGGGATGCTGGTATGACGACGGGATCGGGTTTGCGCATCCGGCCAAAAGACGAAACTTGAGAGAAGGTGAATTATGGCTCGCGGTGCCCGTGTGCAACGCTTGCCACTCGCAGCTTGAGATTATGCCTCCCGAAAAGATGCGAGAGCTAGTTGAAACGGCTTGGGCAAAAGCGGGAATAAAGCTACCACAATGAAGATTGATTTTCAGATACCAGTTAAGACTATCTCCGAGGCCAATCAGCGCGAGCATTGGGCGGTTAAGCACAGACGCAAAAAAGCTCAACAGGTGGAAACCGGACTAGCTTTTCTGGTTAACGTGCGCCGGAATATTACCTTTCCTTGCACCGTAAGGCTCACCAGAATCGCGCCAAAGGCTTTGGACGCCGACAATCTCGCTGGCTCATTCAAACACGTTCAGGACGCCCTTGCTCGCAAGCTAGGCGTAGATGACGGAGACGCAGAGAAGGTCACTTGGGTCTACCAGCAACTACCAATCGGCCAACGGCACTACAGCGTGAAGGTGGAAATTGAAAGCCAACCCTCTAACCGATAAGGAGAGTCAATGAGCCTGAGTTTTCAAGAGTTTTTGGCGGAATCAATGAAAGACCCTGAATTCGCGGCGGCGTACAAAGAGGTCAGCGAAGAGGAATCCAAGAAACTGTTAGTTGCCGCGCTCGTTGAAGTCGCTCGCATGAAACCCGTAGTAGAAGCTGCGGTGAAGTGGCGAGCGGGATACGGTGGCAGTGTGGAGTTGATTCGCGTTGTTGATGCTTACGAGAAAGGTGAATCTCAATGACCACCAAACAAACCATGCGCCACCGAGTTACAGGACAAGTTTTCGTGATTCAATACACCCTGATCGACGTACAGCCTACTTGGGATAGACCTAAACGTCGTATCCGACCAGCATGGAGTTGTAATACAGGAAGAGGTATGTGTTGTTGTCAGAAGGTAGGTTAAGGCTGAAAGAGAGCAGACTGCGACTTTGCTGCGTTCTTGGGTATTACGCCGCTCTTGGTCTTGCTTCGGGTGAACTAGATGCTACTGAATTTATACTTGCTAACTTTGCTTTTTGTGGCGGGGAACTTAGTATCTTGGCTCGCCTTGAATCGAGTAGTAAAACAGATAATTTGGGCTAGGCAGAGTCGCCAACTGCATTTTCTAGCTCTTCGTTCCTTAGGCCGCTCGTTGGGTGCTGAATCCTTCCAAAAAGGTTACTACAAGTTGTACCAGCTACGTTTCTGGCTGCAAGTTCTCCGCAGCAAGTCAAGACTTTCCCGCGCCTGTGTCCCGAAGGAATCAGCGCAGTCGGATGCGGTTCGCACTCTAAGCTCTTATTCGCATTGCTTTGAAATCTTGAATGTCGCGTCATAAACATGTTTTCAAGGTTTACATGTTCGGAGAGAAACCCCGCTCGTTTGGAGCGATTTTCTAGTTCCGTAGTCGCTTTGAATTGTTGGAAATTTTCTTCGCAACAACTCGCGCAAGCAGTGATAAAATAACAAATTAACGACATGCTTAGCAATAAGAAAATTCCACGTACTTCGCGGGGTAGCACACCTGAAACAATGGCTCGTGCAAGCGGGCGGGGCGTGGTACTTAAGCCCGAAGAACAATCCAGTCCCCGCAGTAATTCGGGCGCATTACTTACTGACACAGAACTAATCGCTCTTGGTTATGAAGCTCTCGTGATGATGATGGCGCGTGACCCTAAACGTTGGCGATTGGAACGTCGCGCCGCAAGAATGCTAAACCGCCTTCTAACTGAACGCGGCTTACATCAAATTATCCGCGAGAAAATTGTGGATATTGCTGTGGGGCATTGGCAGGAAGCAAAAGGATGGCGCGGAGAATGTAAGGCGCATCCAGCGCAACGGTAGTCCCGCAAGCTTAAGAATCTGAGGCTCGCCAAAATAGCCATTGGACGCGGACTGATCCAACGTGGTCGGTAGCTTGAAGCGAGCCTCAGTGCAAGGGAAGAAAAGTTAATGAAGTCAGGAATCGTTATCAATCTCGACGATCTAAATACCTTGATCGGAGAATTCATTGCCGAGCAGTCACCCAGCGAACAAAGACTTTACCGCTGGCGATTTGGAGAATTCTTAGAATGGGCAAAAGTAAGAGAAGAAATACGCGAGGAAGAAGAACTTCGCGCTGAGGACTAGCTACTTATTCTTACCGATTCGGATCACTTCGTCCAACTGCTTTTCAAGTAGTTCTTTCTCAACTTTCAACGCTTCGGCGCGCTCAAACTGAAAGTCTCGTTCCTTGCGGAGTGTTTCAATAGTGCCAGTCGAAGTTGCGATTTCCTTGATCAATCCGAGCATCACGTCTCCAGCATGGATCGTGGTATTAAGATCAATTTGGCGAGTCTCTGCTTTGGTCTTCTCTGTCTCTGCGTCTGACTGCTTTTTTCTAATTAGTGAAGGAAGGTAAGTTGCGCCGTATCCAAGTAATGCGGCAACAACCATCTGCGCCCAGCCCTGCCAAGTGTGAGGAATTGGGGGTGTTTCCTGCATCGCATAGTTATCCTGCCGCTGCCTGTCTTGCCTCTTTAAGCCTTGCAACCCCCTCTTGAAGTTGCTTGAGGTCTTTAACAGGCACTGTTTCTAATGATTCACCGTGACGGTAGATGAAGGTCTGGGGTGACAAAGGGAATTGATCGTCGTTGTCGCCGTAGCTTACGGTCGCTTCGGGCAACGAACTATCCTCGTCACCAACAACTAGTGGCACTTCCATTTTGAAGTACCCGTGCCGACTTGATAGTTGGATAGCACGATCCTTCGTGAACGTGATCGCGCTACCCTGAATCTCCGGCCCTCCGTTCCAGCCAACAAGCCAACTTACAAAACGGATAGGCCACTGTCGCCACAACGGTTCGTCTGACAGCAACTTGCGTTGCCCTATGAAGTAGCCGGAATTAACCATTCTTCAACCATTTCCGAGGATAACGCCCGTATCGTCATGGTTCGGTAGGAGTACAATCCCGCCGCTGATGCTCGCCGCAACTGCAATAGTAGCCAACTTAGACTCAATTGCCGCCTCGAATTCTTTGGCAGATGTAGCGTGTTTGTTTGTGAACGTAACCGAGGCTTCTAGTACCCCGATAGCTTCTTCTGTTTCAGGATCGTATGGCATGGGGGCGATTCTCCTTTATTTTACTACCGCACCAAATACTTGCAGCCCCAAAAGCAACAGCAGCACAAACAAGAGCAGGTTGCCGCCGCCGAGTATGCGTGGGTTTGGATTCGCTACGATGAATGGGTATAACCCAAACACCGCCCAAAGAATCATTAGCATCCAGAAGATCATTGACAACGGCATCGTGTGCCTCCTTTTGTTAACTCAGCGAAGCAGAAAAGTTAACCTTCCCAGTGTTTCCGCAGAGGTGGATCAGGATACCCTCTCACTGGCTGTTTGGCTCTCTTTTCTGCTTCCTGATGCGTTCTAGCAAGCGATCCCCTCGTGGTTAGCCTCTATCCTCTTCGCCCAGACAATTAGAGACAAAAAGAAATCGCTTGCTAAAGTCGTTAGCCTTCGGGAACCGTTCCCGCCGCGTTCAGTGAATCACGAATCGCGTCAAAGGCTGCATCTGCATTCTGTAGCGCGGCTACCGCTGCGGCTACGTCTGGATTTGGTTGGTTGAGCAAGTCAAGCACGCGCTGGACTGCCGCTTGAAGTTCGCCTACATCTTCGCCAATCTTGGCGACAGCGATTGAGAGTTCCGACATTGTGTTTTTTACACTCCTTAGTTGAAGGTTTATGACTACCAAAAGCAGAATTATCAAGGCGAACAACAGAAAACTTAATGCCCAGATATACTTGTCTGCATTGCTCCAGTCGATGTCCATGAGAAGTAATTAACGAGCAACTTCATTTCTCGGCGCGATTTTTCTTCTTTCACCTTTTTTAGTTGCCATTCTTAGTGCTCCTCAAGTTTCAAGCTGCCTTTGCACATCCAAGCCGACAGCCTGAAGCTGCTCGTTAAGCTTTACTGACAAGGATTTCTATTCGTCGGTATCGTTCTCCCCGACAACTCTCCACGCTCTTTTATACGCGCTTCAATAGCTTCTGCTGGCGTTCCTTCTTTCTTTGCAATTACACAGGGTTGAGTTACCTTCACCTGTGCGCGGTGGTGCTTTTTGCGCTTCTTTGCCTCTACTGAGGGGACGATTAACAAGCAGATCAGAAGTAAGAATTTAAGTTTCATGTCAACACAACTCGCGCACCATCTGGCAGTGGTACAAACTGAACTTCCTTGGGTGCCATCATTCGCGATAAGGCGCGGCAAGCGTCCCGAGTATCGATCGCGTTAGTTACCCTGCGCAGCAAGTGTTTATTCACGATTGTCGGGCCGCGCTTGAGATGAAACCGCAGATCAGCAAGCCATTGGTCGGCATTCATTTCAAACTGTTTCATCTCACATACTTCCTTCTACAATCACGATCCATTAGCCAGAGATAGAGCCACACCCACTTCATTTTACTTCCATCACCGCCTTGAGTTCCTTGATTTGGTCGCTGATACTCTTCGTTGGAGTTGGCGTTCCTGCCGCTATCGAGAACTGCGGAGGTGCTCCGTAGTAAACTCTGGCGCTCTCAATTATCCCGCGCAAAATCCTTTGAATGTTCTGCAACTTCTCATGCGATCCGAAATGTCCACGGGCGCTCACCGATTCAAACAGCCGTTCGTACGTATCAACCGCATTCAGCTTGCACGGCTTATCTCCGCACGCATCAAGAGATACCTTCAAGTTGGCCGCACCTGAAGCTAGATCGGTAAAATCCACAACCAAACCGTTTTTGATTGTATCCGATAGCGGTAGTGACTGAATCAGGGGGCCAGAGGCCGCTAGGACGATTCGCAACTCTTGCGCGAACTTCGCGCCACACGCGGCCAGAAAGAGGCTAAGAACGAGCGTGAGAGCCAATGCGGGGTATCTTAGAAGTCTCACTGAGCAACCTTTCTTGGCGAGAACTCAGCCATGCCCATAGTTGGCGTTTTCCGAATCCAGAACGGCGGAATGCTTATGCGTGACGTGGTTTCGAGCTTGCCGGGCGCGTGTTCACATTGCGTGCGCGTCTTTACCTCAAGCTCGCCACGAAAAAGAACGCGGAGCCTGTCCGTCCAACTCAAGGTGCATCCCGTAATAATGTGAATCTCGTCTTCGTAACCTTCTTTGATCATAGGCTCTCAACTTTCAAGTGGGTTTCATCAACAACGGTGGAGTAGCACGGTGCTCTCTCAGCCTTAAACAGTGCGAAGGGAAATTGAAGACTGCCTACCAGTTCCCCAACTCGTAACCGTCCCGACTTCCCTCCCACCTTGAGTCTCAGTTTATCAAACTTTCTACGGTCTGACACTAACTTTTACGTCTGTCGGAACGACTCCACCAAATCGCCCCCGATCTCAAATCGCACATGGATCAAGGTCAGAATATCCAGTGCGTACTTAACTCGACTGGGATTTGCATCTGTTTCCACTACGTCCTTCAGCATTAACTTCAGCTTGGTCAGGTCTTTTTCATTCTGAATCTCGTCCCGTTGGAACTTCTCAAGTAATACATCCAGTTCTTTTGTGTGTGGAGAATGCAAAGCCTGAGCAGCCGATACGCTCATCCCCTTAAAGTAGATTTCAGCCTTGGTTTCAATTACAGTTAGTCGATTCAGCGCGGTCTCCACCTTGCTCGTTAGCTCTTTGAACTTCTCTTTCCAGTCACCTTGGGCGTCCCTGCGGCGTTGATAAACCGCATTGGCAATGGAGACGACTAACGCAAGTAGGCCAACGTAGGGGATTAGCTCTTTCACTCGATACACGTCTCTCCGGCAGCTTTCGGTTCTTCCTCATGTACCCGCCTGACTGTAGCCTCAATTTGTGTTTGATCTGTGCCAGTATGATAGAGCAGGTTGACTACTACAGGGAACTCGGTGCCGTCTTTATGTCGCGCTTTCAATGTTCCGCCTGCGCCCATCGGACGATTGACAGGATGGCGAACGTAACCAGCCCGATGAGCTTGGTGCCTGTGACGTAGGGCGTCAGGGAGCAGCATGTCAATACATTGACCGATTAGTTCAGATGGATGATAACCAAACGTGGCGCAAACTTCCTCGTTGACAGCAATGATACGCTCACCATCAGAGATTATCTTCGCGTCGGACGACCGCGCCCACGCTTTAAACAGAAATGAATAGCTAAGGAACGGACGAGCGGCAGTTTCCAGCAGCGCGTCAGTCGTTGCACTTTCATCCATTGCGCTATTTTGTTCGTCTGTCATCGTGGATAACCACTCAACCTACCGTGTCCGTTTCGGCGCTTTCCTAGCCCGACTGGGAACGAAGTTCTTTTCCTCATTTCCCTGATTTGCTATCATCTTCTTGCTCTACTCATCAACCTTTAGGATGGTTTTCGCCCCAAATGTTCAAACGTATTGCAGTCACGTTAGTTCTAGGAATCTGTTTAGGTCTCCCATTTGGAAACTTCCATGTACGTGCTACTGAAACTGAACCGCTTCGCTACGTTGCAACTCTAACCCAATCAGGCACAGACGCTCCCGTTGCCCATGTGATTCACAACACCATTGGAGAAATCGTATGGCAGCGAAACAACGTCGGTCGATACCAAGCTGTGTTGACAGACGGATTCCCCGTTGGCCATGTTACCGCCAAAGGTTGCACGTTCATTGAGCGAGTTAACGAGCATTTGATCGTTGCTGAGTTTGATATTAACGCTTCGGACAGTGACACCCTCCAATTCAGCGTACAGTCACGAGATTCAGGGTACGCTCAAGGCGTTGAAGACGTGTTACTTGATACGCCGATTGAGATTACCGTGTACTCTCACTAAGGCGTGGCGTCACTAATTACGGGAGCAGGACTGTCTCCATCCTGTACTTCCCAAGTGTTAGGATGAAGCCACGGGTAGGCATCCTCAACGGACGATGAATTGAGATAGAACCACGTTCCGTCACTTCCGTAAACGCTCCACACGCCCCCTTCAAACGCTTTGATTACGCTATTATTTGTGCTGTCAGGCTGGCCGACAAGGTTGTAATAAGGTCGTGTTTCAAAAAGCCCTCTTACTGTATAGCTTCCATTTGCTGCTGCTGTACCTGCTCCTGAAACTAAAGCTGTAGGTACTGGAACTGGTACATAGGTGATAACAATCACTCCGTTGCCGCCGAGAATGTCTCCTGTGGGGTTTCCGCCACCGCCACCGCCGTAATTCCCGCCCGCGCCTAATCCGCCGCCACCACCACCGGGGCCAGCGGTGCCGCCAAGTGTTGCCGTCCAAGTAGTGCCTGCCGCGCCGGGATTGTTGACCGCGCCCCCTGTGCCGCCATTTGGCCCCCCTGCATTGCCACCTGTCGCGTCAACTGCCGCTTGGCCGTCTCCAGACGGCCCCGCAGCCCCGCCGCCAGCCCCGCCAATACCTCCAACCGCTTCTCCCCCGTTACCACCTGAGTGAGCGCCTAAAGTTGGTACGCAATCAGCGGCAGCGCCACCTAGGCCTCCTGTGGGGTTAGGGGGAGAGGGCGTCCCGCCTTCTTGTCCGAACTGTCCGCCAGCAGCGATCAGTTCTCCACCGTTCCCAAAGTATGACCACAATAAATCCGCAGGAAAAATGGGGGCTACAGCACTGACCCCTACTTGATAAGCAATCTCGGTATCAACGCCGGGATCGTAATTTTCCAGCTTGGCGTAGGCACCCCCGCCACCACCGGCACCGTTCCAAATTTCAGACCCAGAACGCCCTGCGCTGCCTGCCCCAATCGCTTCAATCGTATTGTTTGCAGGATTGAAATCTACGGGTACTGTCCACGTTCCACTCTCGGTAAGAATGATTACCGTAGAATCAGAAGAAGCCGAGGCCGTTGTTTGAATGAAGATTACAGAAATAGCTACACCCTATCTCGCCCTTGCGCACTCAGGACACTCCACCTCTATTTCCACAGGGATATTTAGGTGCGTGCCTACGATGATTTGTAGTTCTCGGATCGCGTCATCTCGTTGTTGACTAGTTGGATTGCTGGGGAGAAAGTGAATAACTTCTTCCTCCGATTGCCCTTCGGTAATTTTTGCCATCGGCCCCATAGCGAGATAGCTGATCGCAATCAAGGCCAGCGTAAATATTCGTATGGCTTTCATCTTCACAGAACTTCCTTTCTTGAGTTTTAACTAAGTACTTGCCGTTGTGGTAAAATAAACAGCCCGAACGAAAGCGCAAACTCTCGCACGGGCTTAATCAGATTAGCTAACAAGGAGCCAATGTGACTTACGATAAATCTACCATTGTTTTTGAGCCCCATCCAACGAGAAAAACGTTCTGCGATTTGACCGGACAACGCTTTGCGCGGCTGACCGTCTTGGGCTATGCCGGAACCACCCCAAGCCGCACATCTCTTTGGTATGCTGAGTGCCAATGTGGAACCGTTGTCCGTGTTCAGCCAAATGCGATGAAAATCGGAAGGATCAAGAGTTGCGGGTGTCTCAACAAAGAACTTCAGCGCACGCGCATGACTAAGCACGGTGCGTTTCAAACCCCCACATATAAAGCTTGGCAAGCAATGCGGAAGCGAGTAAGCACCGCATGTGCTTATCGGAAAAACTACGCTGATAGAGGGATAATAGTGTGCGATCGATGGAATAGCTTCTCCAACTTTCTGGCTGATATGGGAGAGAAGCCCGAAGGGCTGACGCTGGATCGAATTGACAATAATGGGAACTACGAGCCAAGTAATTGCCGCTGGGCTACCATGACCGAACAACTGAACAACAAGCGAGACAACCATCGTATTACTTATCGAGGCCGCACTCAGACTCTCTCGATGTGGGCACGCGAACTTCATAAAGGTTTCGACCTACTCAACCAGCGACTCATTCACGGCTGGAGCATTGAAAAAGCATTTACCAGTCCTCTACAAAAGGGTTCCAGTTAGACTGAATCCAATATCTGCAAGTGTGGCATCGGGCGATGCGGGAGCGGTAATTAAAATAATGTCCCCTGCCGCGATAGTTGCTGCCGTGCCACCTACGACCGTAATGGTCGTTCCCGCTGCTGCGAATCGAAGAGTCGCCTTAGTCGTCGCGTTAACACTTACGATAAAATCTGCCTGAGCAGTCGCGGCCACCCCTGCCGTTCCTCGTTGTCCACTTGCTGAAAGCGTAAACGCTCTGACAGCTACAAATCTCAGCACTACCGCACTTGCATCAGGGACACCTACAACAGCACAAGCAAGATCGTAAGGCACTCCCGCGCCCGTGTAGCTGAGAGTGATCGCGGGGGTGGTCGTAGCAGTCGCCACCGACCCGCTGAACCCGTTCGCGGTAACTACGCTAACGCTTGTGACCGTACCTCCTGAATCGTTATCAGGCGGTTGTGGGCCGGGGTAGCCGGGGGCTGCTTGTCCGGGCATAATTCTTTCTCCTTATCCGACGAACCGTAAGTAAATGGTCGCGGTTGCGGTAGTGCCCGCATATAGGTATATCTGGCCGATCGGGATCGTGTTACCACCTGCACCCGTGGCTGAGTCCGTAAAATACGTTCCCGCTGTTAGAGTCGCTCCGTGGGTCGCGTCTACCTGTGAAGCAAACCCTACCTTCAAGTCTTGAGTAGCCACGAAGTTTAATGAGACACATTGGCCGGGAAGATTTTTAGATAAGGGAAAATCAAGTGCCGTATCCGTTACAAGATCGTAAATTGAACGCGCAGTTGCTGCTCCGGTAATGGATACTGTCCCAAAGAATATCTGTTGTTCAGCCATAAGTGCTCCTCTACGCTAAATCGGTAGTTCGGAATTGCTCAACCCAGATGGAGCCTGTCGATCTGAACGCAATGGAACTAGATCGACCCGCCTGAGTGGTTTGGGTTCCTGACGAATGAAACGTCGAAGCGAACGTTACCACGACTGAGCCGCCCGCGCCGTTCAAGGTGTTAATAAAAATCCAGTCTCCCGCGCTTCCTGCCCCCGTAGGGGTAATTGTTGCCGTTGCGGAAGTAGCAAATACCGCCGTGATGTCGTGACTAGAGATTGAGACATCAAGGCTAACGCCAGCCGCCCACGCATCTGCCGTGGTTGGCGTTGTTCGTAGTTTCCCTGTGTTTCCAATGGTTAACGCAGTGGCAGAAGCGGCGCCAAGTGCGGGCGTAACCAATACCGGAGAAGTGGCAAATACTAGCGGCCCGCTACCTGTTTCCCCTGTTACCGCTGCGGCGAGATTTGCGCTGGAAGGTGTCCCAAGAAAAGTGGCTACTCCGGTTCCAAGTCCTGAGACTCCCGTGCCGATAGCGATTTGACCACCACCCGCAGCGTTTGAATGATCATGCGTGGCGTTTGTAAAACTAGCAATCGTTGGTGTAACTATCGTGGGACTGCTTGCAAGAACGAGGTTCCCTGTTCCAGTTCGATTTGTAGTGGTTAATGCAGTCCCACCATTGATAACTAAAGAAGTGTTTGCGGTAAGCGTGGTGAACGTTCCAGCGGCAGGGGTTCCTGCGCCAATAGCTCCGGGGTCAGCAAAGTCTTGTCCGTCAAGTTTATCTGAATTGAGATTCGTAACCTTAGTTGTAGATGCGATAATTAACGGCGCGGTTCCCGTTGCAATCGTAGACTGAAACTGACTCGCGGAAAGGACTCCACTATCGGGCGTGAGAACGATGTCCCCTGCCGCGTTGGTAGTTATGACGTTTAAATCGCCAGCAGCATTCCTAAACCCCAACGCACCCGTGCAAATTACTATCTGAGGATTTGCATAAGCCGTAGAAGTTCGGCTTCCCCAATTTGGTAGCGTATTAAACTCTCCCGGTGAGATACCAAATACCATCGACGCGGCTTCACTGTTAGAGAAATTGTAAGCGTCAGGGCCGATCTTGTTGATCATTTCAACGGAGCCCCGCGCTTGATTGTCCAGCAAGAACCCGTAAACCTGTCCTCCGGTTTGATTGTTCACGTATACAACCCCAAACTTAGGGCCGCTTCCGTTCACATCCAGTGGAGACGTATAGCAAAACACCTTACGGGCAGCAGACTCATCGTAAGAATCTTCTATTCGCGCCGTTGCAAAGTTCGTTGAAAAATCGTCGAGATATTCGTTGGTGAAATAGTATTTATAGTGGCTGCTTCCCGCCTGCTCAACTCCGTCCCAACTGTTATTTTGGGTTGCGATTCTCACGCTGCCGCTGTTGGCTACGCTACCTGAATTGGCAATCGTACATTGGACGTGCTCAAATTGCTGCCACACGTTTTGATTGCCGGAGAAGTCAACCCCCCAAGTGTCGGCAAAGATGGTCACGCGACTATAATTGCCGTCAGAAGAATTATGTGACCCTGAACTACATCCGTTGGTCTTCGCGAGCAGTCCTATTGAGCCAACCTCGTTAGCTCGAATCGTTACATTATCAAGCGCATTGTTGTAACCTAAACTTGAATCAAAACCAGAGAGAGCCATTCCATACTTCACGCGACTGTTCGGATCGCCAAACTCGATGTTACTGATCACTAACCCCGACGCGGTATTTACAACTCCCGTAGCTCCGGTCTTAGAACCCGTGTAGTTAACTTTTGTCAGCCCAAACGGTGTCCCGCTTTGATCGTTTGACCCGTAGCCAAGAATCTGTATTCCCGACTTGAACGTACCGCTCGACCTTCCCCCAAATATCAACGGAACATTCGTGGTTTCAACTGCCGCAGGAAGAACGACTAGCCCGCCCCCCGCAGCTAGTGCCGCTGTATACGCTTGCTGTAAAGCTGAAATGGTAGATGTCGGTGTCGAGGTGGTGTGCGCTGTGCCGTTCGCATCGAAGGTGTGAATCGGATGACGTACCCACCAAATCGGGTTCTCTGCCTGAAACTTCATTGCTCCCGTAGTCGCGGCGGTGCCAGCGTAGATTCTAATTGCGCAAGCTCCCGGTGGAGGAGTCTCTGTCACGTACAACGGCATCCACGAGCCTACGGTTGCGCTGGGAGGCGTTACACCCGTCGAGATAGGGGAAAGGTCAGTCTCGCCGTTCTCCGTGACGTAGGAGTACGAAAAGAACAATGTGCCCATAGTCGAGAGTAGGCTTGTTATCTTCGTCAGCGTAGGCGCGACGTTGGGAGTCTCACCTAACGGAGTTGACCCATCCGGCATAGTCGCGGTTGATCCGCCCGGAGGTGCTGCTCCCGCTGCGTTGTAAGCCACAGCGAATCCGCCAAAGGAATTATCTTCACCGAATCCTGTGTTGTTATTCTCAACCGCCCCAGAAACATCCGTAGCCCGCTTGAACGTATTTGCTCCGTCCAAGTCTTTGATGTAGACGTTGGCTGAAGCCGCCAGAGTTGAATTCGGCGCGTTGGCTTTTACTGCTAAACCTTGACCTTCAACAGCGGTAAAGCTGGGGGACGCCGTGCCGATAGTTGATTCACCTGTTCGTCCATTGTAGGTAATTGCTACTTGATACCTGTGGGCGTCGGTAAATGATCCATTCCCCGGCTGTACCCCAAACGTTCCAAGAGTCACAGTCGGAGTCGAAACGGTCGGCGCAGACGCAGGAGCAGGAACAGTCTGAACAGCAGCGGTATATAATCCGGCGTTGAACTGAGCAACACGCGGATCGTTATTCCCTACGGCAATGGGATTCGTAGCACTAAGAGGCACTACGCTTAACTTGGAAATTCCTTTGATTAAGGCCGAAGCATTTGATGCGGGACTAAGAGTATTAAAATATGAAATCGTTGCCGAGCGAGTTAGGTAGTCAGTTGGCGGATTCGCCAGAGTATTTGCGCCCTCGTTGTAGATCGTTAACTGCGGAAAGGTAATAACACCGCCCGGATACTCTGCTTCGGAAGGAACGACCCACTGATTAAAAAGAAAAGTCTTACCTGAATTACCAACAAAGAATTGCGCGGTACACCAAATTGATTGCGGATAAGGAACGTTCGCGTCAATGGTCGTGAAAACATCTTCAGCGTCGATGGTTACAATGTCCCCTGAGATGGAACACTGAAACTCGATGTAGTTGCTTTGGCCGCCTAAAACATTTTCATCGTTGACATCGAGATACGATTGGTTATACCACCATCGAAGCGTCAATGGCTCTCGGAACCCCGGCGCAAACTGAACCTCAAATTGATCAAGGGTTAACATCTATCGTTCTCGTACCGCTTCTCCGTTTTGAACTCGTTCACGTATTGCTGGAGCGTAAATATCAAAACTGGTTCGGTATCGCTCCCGCGAGGCTTCGCCGTAAACAGTCGCCCACGGTGCTACGTCTTTCGTTATAATCGCTCCTGCGCCAATGAAGGCATGTTCTCCAATTTTTACCCCCGGCAAGATCGTGGCGTTTGCCCCAATAACCGCGTGGTCGCCTATCACTGGAGGCTGCGCAATGTATTCAGTGTTGCCACAGATCGGCCTCTTGTCGTCGCAGAACATCGCGTGGGGAGAAATAAAAACATTGCTGCCAACCTTAGAGTTGGGCGGCAAGAAAGCAAAGGCCGAGATGCGTGTGTTATCTCCAACGATCGTTCCGCGTCCTATCTCACAGTGCGAGCCTAAACTGCAATCCTTGCCTACAACCACATCGGCCAAGACAACGGCGAAGTGCCAGATAGTCGTACCATCACCTATCACGGCTGACTTGTCGATGAAGTTGAATGCGCCATTAGAGAATTGATTCATAAACCTCCCGCATTGCGAGTGCCATAGATTCGTCGCTTGGAATCGGATCGGGAACACGAGGCTCCCGTTGACCCTTCAAAATCTCAATAAGCTCTACCGCCATATCTAATTGCGATCCCTCGCGCACCCAAAAATGGCTGTAAGGGTTTCCCCAATAGGAAATCACCTTTGCGCCACAAAGATTGGCTTCCATGCCCATGCGGTTCATGTCCCCGTATCTGACACCATTCCAGTAGAAATCCACGCTGTTGAGAACGTGCCTCAGCTCGTCATGCGCCCACGTTAAAGGTGAAACATGCGCTCCGTAACTTGTGCCGTTCCGATCAATGATCGGGAACCAGATGCGATGTTGATCCTGTGGGACATAGTTTGCGTGAAGACATGCATCAGGGATTTCTTTGTATATCCATGGCCAACAGATGAAAATATCGTAAACCCATTTCATGAAGTGACTGTTCTCACTCGTCATTACACTTGGGTTGCCCGAAAACTTTCCTCTGCTTCTCCCTGCTCTCCAGAAGTCTAACTCTAGCCCTAAAGGAAGAAGGCGCACCTTAGTGGCCTTGTCACACATGGACTGAAGTATGGCCTGATGGCGCGGCCAGAACGTACAAACCGCGTCAGCGGTTCTCATCCAATGCATCCAAAGCTGAAGGGAGTCGGAGTGCCCGTATCCCTTCTTGCTGTCCTCCATGCTCTGATGTACCACGTATTCAGGGGTTCCGTGGCTGATCCAAGCCATCTTGAGAGGACGCGTAAGCCGTTTCAACATCTCGTTGGGAAAATGCGTGTGGGGCACATGCACGTCCGCATCGGCGTACTGATCCCACTGCTCACTCGGAACCTCTTGAACGTTTATCAAATAACTATCTAAGCCAAGCTTCTTCTCTGCGTTACAGAGAGTCTTTGCTACTTGGTTCATCCCTGAATTGTTAAACGCTGTCCAGTGGCAAATCTTAAGTCCCGCATGCGAAGCCGACGCCGCGACGATACGAGGCTGAGACTTGGTGCCAACGTTTTTCTTCGCGGTCTTCTTAGCCGCCATTTAAGACGCTGCCGTAGACTGAGCGGTTGAAACGTTCGCGCTCTGTGAAAGGTTCTGTGAACCAGCTACCGATGCAGTCGCGCTGACACCGCTTAACGTCGCGCTACCCGCCACCGAGCCAACAGTTGAGATCGTCGTACTTTGCGAAACGTTCTGACTGGTCGCGTTGGATGCCGTCTGTGAAATGATTAGTGAGTTGCTTGTAGCCGCGCTGGTCGCACTCGATGCGTTCAACCCTGCCGAGACGCTTGCAGATGAGGCCGTAGAAGCCCTCAGGCCTGCTGAATCAGCTTTAGACGACGCGGTAGCTGCTTGAGTGGTTGAAAACTGCGCAGCGATGATCCACAGGCCAGTGGAAGTGGTCTCAAGTTCTACCGCTTCACTGGTGGCGTCGAGGGAAGTCGAGAATGTGGCACCTGCGTTGACTATCGTGACCGTGTTCCCTGACGAATCAGCGGAACTGATACTGACTACTACGCGGTGATATGCTCCACTTTGAAGATCGTCGTAGAGTGTAATCGTGAATCCGCCGCCCGTGGCATCCGCGACAATTTGCTCGATCTCAGGATTCGTCAAACTGTAAGTTGTGCTTACGTTGACGGTCTGAATCTGCCTTCCGATCTGAGTGATTGGCATCTTTATTTCTCCTTAATGGCTGAACTGGTATTTCGCTTGAAAGGCAGCTAAAGACGCCTCTCTGTCGATTGAGTCGTTAATCTCCTCAAGGCACTGACTACATACCTCGACTTCGTTTACTTCTGGTTCGTAAGGAATTCTTAGTTCCTCAATAGCGTTGAAAATATCTTGCTCGCTCCAGTTGTAGAGCGGCGCATCCATCATCGTTGCGCCAACTTCTACTCTCTGCGGGAATGTTGCTTTCATTAGCGGGTGCGAGTCCTCTGCGCGGTATCCCCACAGAGTCAGATCGCTATTCCAGTTAAACAGTGGCGTCCTCACTGTTGAGAGCTTTTCGAGTTCACACTTCTCACTTGGCTTCAAGTCTGAAATCAACGGCACTCTCGTTTGCCCGAATGAGTATTCATCAATCAGTGAGTACCCGTCTCCATTCGGAACTAGATACCTGTCTGCTGGGGCGTAAGAGTAAACTTGTAGATCGTTCTCGATGATGATTGACTCCGCGAACTTTGATAACTTGTCGCCAAAGTAAAAGATCGGGATATTCGGTAAAACTTGTCGAGCAAGCGTTAAGAGAACTAAACTATCTTTGCCAAAGCTAACAAGTATCGACGGGTTCTTAGCTTGCGCTAGAGACTTGCGAATATACTCAACGGCTTCGTGGATCATCACATCATCGCCATTCCAGCCGCACCTTGCCCGACTTCCATAATATCGCCGAACAGATTGTTCCCCTGTACTGTTTTACTTGTGCCGCTACTAGTTCCAGACGAGCCTTGTTGAACGATTCTGGGAGCCATTAGCGCAGCCAACGCGCCCTTTTGGCCGCCAATCTGCTGATTCTGATCGTACTGCCCAAGACGAAACGCCTGAGAGGCATTCTGATCTATCTCTCGGTTCCCTGCGCGTTTCAGGGCGTCTTGCATAGTTGCCGAGTACTTACCTGAAAGCGGATTTATAAAAGACGAATTAAAACGATTTTTGGAATCTGCCGCCCCGTAAGCAATCGATGGATCAATCTGCGGCTTGTAGTTTGCGTAGTCGTCAATATACTTGTTGGACTCCGGCTGAATCTGCCCATATGTCGCGGTGTTGGCGTAGTTCTGGGTGGTTGCTACGTCGGTCTTTTTCTTTGCCATGATACTAATCTGTGCTATACTGCGCTTATGCCTTTAGCTAACCCGTCGCCGCTAGTCTTATCTGAACAAGATATTAAACGTTTTTGGGGTCGCGTTAATGTCGGCGATCCCGATGAATGCTGGGAATGGAAGAATCTGAATACGTTCAGATATGGCCTGTTTTACTTTCATCAAAACGGTGTTAGGCGAGATGTAGTGGCGCATCGAGTGGCCTACTTTCTGCGTCATGGTGTCAATCCCGCCGAATTGTGCGTACTTCATAAGTGCGATAACAAACGATGCTGCAACCCGAATCATCTTGAAATAGGCGATTTTCAGAAAAACATGAAAGACGCCGTACGAAGGGGGCTTATTGAAACAGGGCCACGCAAGGTTTATCGACTTGTCGGACGCGGCGAGCGCCAGCACCTTGCGAAACTGACCAAAGAGAAAGTTCTTGAAATTCGCAGACTCCACGCAGAAGAAGGAATTGGGTGTCGAAGGTTGGCGCGAATGTTCTCCGTTACAAGCAACAATATTCTTTACGTATTGCGGCGAGCAACTTGGAAGCATGTCTAGAGTTTTCTTCTTCGCCATTACGCCGCCATCTCCATCTGTTGAGCTTCAGGTCTTATCGAATACTTCATCCAGCGGATTACTTTCCCCTTGTAAGTCCCTCGATACATACATACGCCTTCAAACCGAAACCCAATATTATCACAAAGTTGTCGCACTGCTAGATTCTTTTCCGCGATGAACGCAAACCCTTCTTTCATACCCATTCCCAAGAAGTCGCGAACCACCTGATTGATGCCTTGAGTCAACGCTTTCACATCTGAACCACGCTTAGCCCAAAGGTGAGAGTTGAAAGTATCTTTCCCCGCCGCTGCGACCACTAGCAAGCCGATTAATTCTGCATCGAATATGCCAACTATGATGTCATTCGCTTCGGCCAGCATCGCTAAAAACCCATCTACGTCATCAGGGCCGAACACTTGATCCATCTGCAAATACCACGATGGCTTACCTTGATCCCAATAGAACGCCTCCCGCAGAAGCAATTCATCGGTTTCAGGGTAGAGTCTTCGGAGGTTCATCCTAGTGCCGTACAAATTGCCGCGTGCAATGCTAGGTTATCCGAGTCCATCGGCGTGCCGTTAATGGACTCGATGATGATTACCCCTGCGGCCAAACTGGACACCAAGTCGTAGTCGCCATTGTTGCAAACCTGATAGTTTCCGCCTCGGTCTTTATGCTCCGCTCGCACTAACGTATAACCATCAGCATTTGTGAACAATTCGATATTTCCAAAATCCGACTTGGGGTAACATGCCCGTAAAATGGCTTGAGGTTTGGGATCGGGTTCATTCAGTGCAAAGTATGGCGCATAATCGTTGTACTCAAATAATAGTCTATCGCTCTCTGATGTCACCACCACGAAGTTTGCCATTACACCCACTCCACGTTCATGTAAGCTGCAACGTTAATAGCTGAACTTCCCAATGCAGGGGTTCCAACCAAAGCAATCACGTCAGTCGCGCCAAGTTGGGAAAGTAGGTTCTCCACCGACTTATAGTTCTGCATGTTCAAACTCGCATAGGTACAATCTATTTCTCTTCCACCCGTAACGAGATTCAGCAGCGTCCCCACGACGGATTGGAAGGGCGTGCTTGCTACATCTACGAACGTCGCTACACCTGCAATCGTCGGGTTCAACACAAGGCTGAGTTTCAGGAAATCGTTCGTCTTGATCGTTCCTTCATAGCCTTTGATTCTAACGAAGTTCCCGACTGCTGTTTTCTTCCTTACCGCTGCGAGTAAATATCCGATCCCCGCCGTGGTTAGGCTGATACCGCCCACCGCCGACTGGACAGGTACGCAGGAATTAGGAGCCATTGTCGGCCAACCTGAAAGTCGATTGATAATCGTTGTGAGACTCGTTAATTCCGTAACTTGATTGGCGGCTGAAGCTGCCCCTGTAGGCAACGGAAGTGACGCAGCGGATACGGGTTGGGTCGCAGGTAAATTAGAAACCGCAACCGTTCCGGTGACGGCTTGACTCGCCGGAAGGTTAGAGACGGATACCGAGCCGGAAACGGGCTGCGTTACACCCGATCCGTCCACCTTAAATCTATGGTTAGTCTGGTCGTAGATGTCGCGCAGCATTTTATTCGTGCCGCGCAGTCGTGACGAAAGAGTTCCTCCGTCTGTATCTGACATTAACGAAGCGTCGTCTATTGTTCCAAGAACCGCAGTTAAGGCATCCCCTTGATTTGGCGTAATAGGAGGAGGTGCGGGAGGTGAAACATCAAGAGTTCCGCGTCGCTCAATCTTGTATGAATAGTTCCCATCAAGAGAAAGCTTGTACGCCGCTAACGCTGTGGTTGCGCTGAACGTGGTATATTCAGCCGTCCAGTCAGACTGGCCGACAACGCTCTCACCGTCCATTGCGATAAACCGAAATTCTCTCATTTAGAAAATCAAGGGAAGATTTGCGACCACACTGCCGCTCCCGTCGTCGCGTCTTGGCAGACATAGGTTATTGGCCCTGTCGTGTCTGTCCATAATGAGTTAATCGAGTAGCCGTTAGCGTCATCATCGTCCACTGTTGGAGCTACGTTTGTGGCAGTCTGCTTGGCGATTCCAATGTTTGTTAGAATACCCGCAACTGTAGTTGCTCCCGTACCGCCCGATGCAATCGCCAGCGTTCCGGTAAGAGTGATTGTTGTGCCACCGGGGGTAAAAGCTAATCCTGTCGTCCCCCCGGAGAACGTAATGGTTGGCCCCGACACCGAATTAATCGTGGTGATAGCAATGGAGCCGGGAATGGCTGGAATATTTATAGTTTCGGCAGTCCCGCCGCTATAACTGTTATAGGTAACAGTTGGATCGGTTACTGGGTCAAAATCGCCACCTATTCTTGCCATTTATGCTATACTCCAAACAAGTTTGAGCCGCCGAGACTGACATCCCGAACGGCTCCGATCAACGCAGAAAGGTAACTTCCGCAATGACCGTTGAATATCTTACCGTAAATTATCTCTCGACTGAAGACCTGATTAGATTTTTCTCCAAAGTTAGTATTATTCCGTCTGTTACATGGAATGGAACGGCTTGTTGGAACTGGAAAGCAAGTCGAGGGCGTAAGGGCTACGGGGTGTTTTGGCACGGTAAACACCAAAAAGCTCATCGCTTCACGTTCGCGTGGACTATCCACCCGCTGCCCGTAGGTCAGGCGTTGGGCGAAATCGATCACTTGTGCGCAAATAAATCTTGCTGCAACCCTGTACATTTGGAATTCGTAGATGGCCCTGAGAATGCCCGCAGAGCAGCAGAAGCAAGAGCGGGCTGCAAGCATGGACACTTGTGGACACCTGAAAATACTGGTTACAGAAACGGAAAACGCTATTGCCTTACGTGCGCCAATCGTCCGCGATATAAAAAGCTGACTAAAGAGCAGCGAGAAAGAGCGAACGCACTTCAAAACGCAAGACGCGATGCCAGCAAGGACGCCTACAACGCGCAGGCCCGTGCGTATAACGCTACGCGCCGTGACATTATTAACCAGCGTACAAGAGAATCTCGTGCCGCCAATCGATCTGCCTATAACGCGAAGGCTGCTAAATGGCGACAAGCAAACCGAGAAAAGATTAACGCTCGCCAGAGAGCAGCCCGCGCTGCTAACCCTGAGGGCTATAAGGCTACCAATAAGAAGCACAATGATCGTAGGCATAAATAATTAGCGACGACAGCCAATCTCAGCGGCCTCGATAGCTATCTCATCCACACGGTCAAGTTCTCCTGAACCTGAAAATTGACCTTCTATCTGAATCGTGCTTACATTTAGGTTGCTGCAATTAACTTGAAATTGCGCCCCGTAAGCAACTCCCGCCGTATTAGGCAACGCGATTGCTCCCGTCAGACTCGATGCGTTTCCTGCTTCCAACGCAACAACATCCACGACTTGCGTAGGTTGCGCTCCAAACACTCCAAACGTTCCTACCGTTGTATCTCCGGTAATCCGAACTCGCTTGACGCAATGTGAACGAAGCTCTACACCATTGTCAGAAAATGGAGCAGCCATAGCCCAATCTACCTGCGTTCCCGCAACTTGATCGAATCGTAGCGTTTGAATCTCCACTGTGTTATTAGCTAATCGCCCCCCACAAAGAAACTCCAAATATCCACCAACCGTAGCCACCCCTGAAACAATTTGGTCGCGAGTGGATGAAGACAAGACCACTTCCCCTAGCCACTCATTTTGCCGAAGTCCAAACACGAGAATCTTTGTCGTCCAAAAACCGTCATCATTTAATTTGTCGGCTGAATGGAAATAACAGATTGCGTCGTTAGTCGGATCGTGCCCTATTAACACGTTGCCAAGATTCCATTCGTCGGTAATAGCCTGAACAGGGGCAGCAAATCCTCTATCGGGGGAAACGTCAGCATTGCTCTGCGAAATGAATTGCGCTTCAACTCTCGCTGGCCCACCAACACTAAACAGGTAAATAGACTCATTAGCGATAACAACCTGATGCGGGGTAGCGAATCCAGCCCGCAGGAATGGCTGAATAATTATCGGCACTACATCGCTCGGCGTTCCCTGCGCAATCTGGAGATGATTCGGGGTAAGCAAGTACAATCTTCCAGATGCGGAGACTGCCCCAAGAATCACTTCTGGAGGCGAAGATGAAAACGCTACATTGGTCGGCGCGGCCTCAATGTTCCCCGGCTTGGCTGGGAAAATAAATGGCCCCGGCGAAGTCGAAAGTACGGAGGACGAATATCCCGGCCCTTCACAGCTAATCCACACGGGCACGTTATTTAGCAGCAACACAAAAACAGCGTCGGGGGGCGGATCGTCGGGAACGGCAAAGTTGACTATCGGGTTTCTTTCCACTTCTGCATCAAGCCACTCAATGTCAAAGTCTCCCCCAGCGGGACTTACCTGAGTGCTATCGACAGTTATGTAGTTGAACCACGGGCCTTCTAAGTAGTTAAGATCGGCACCCAAAGAAGCAGAGAAGGTTGTAACAGACACAAGCCAACCATCCTGTAAATGCGCTGTATCCATTGCGGGAAAAGTGATTCGCACCATGTCATCGTCGGCAATGGTTACATCTGCGCGAAGCGAAGGAAGATTGAATCCTTGCGTTTGAGTCTTGGAGGGCTGAATGACTATTGAATAATTACCCGCCTGCATTCCTTTGGTTCCGCCGCTGACTGCCGCAAGTGACGGAGCGGGAGGCGTATCCATCCCCAACGGGGAACTAGCATAAATACCCGTATTTGGATCGAAGATGGAAATCTGAGGCTCACGAGTGGGAGTCAAACTAAGAGTGATTAACTGCCCGTTCAGATAGAACGCTCCGCTTCCAACTGAAAGCAGTGTTCCCTTGTCGAATCGGAGCACGTTGCCCCAAAGCAGTGAGCCTCTTTGCGTGTCCACAGGGAAAAGAATTGGCAGTCTCCATCCCTGCTCACCTGAAACTGTTCCAGTAAATGTTGGTGCTTGCCATGCGATAAACGACGTGTCAGAAACAATCCGTTGAACCACTAAGAGAAAGGCGCGATTGTCCCCGTCATCTACGACCAAGACTGATTGACCCAGATTGAGTTCAGTAATGAAGGACGTTCCCGCTCCGGTTACAGTGGTTGAGCCTGAAGTGAGAGACACTGTTCCGGTTAGAGCGATAGAAGGAATGTTCTCTGAAAGATTTAGTGAACCTGCGTAACACTCTCCGTAATTGTACGGAGCTTCGCCACGAATCAAGAAATTCTTAGCGCGGAAAAGTGCGTCATTGGACGTTGATCCTGATCTCGGTTGAGTTGGCTGAAATCGCGTAGGACGGATGGTTCTAGTTGGAAGATTGGTTCCCACAATTTACGCTGCCGCCTGAGTCGCTCGACTAGTTATTGCCCCGCGTAACGCTTCGGCCAAAGCCTCCACGATGTCTGAGGTTACTTCTGATGAAACATCTAGCGCGTCGCTTGCCGACGCTGGAATTTCTGGAACGCTTGGAACCGTCAATTCAATCGTCCCTGAAAACCCACTGCTAGGATCGTATTCTTCGTTAGCTGGGAGATAGTGAAAATCCAAGTCTCCCTTAACGCAGTAAATATTCAACTGAATTTGCCAAGCGTCTCTAGGTTGAACGTAATCAAACCACTCTCCGCAGAACGACTGTGCTTGAGCTACAGTTACATCGTCAGGGTCGTCAATCGAGCTATTCACCATGCAAGAGGTCAGAACCGTTTCTGGTAATACGGCGACTCCGTTTGTTACCGTTAGAGAGTGCGTGCGCCTTAGAAGCGACTGTTTGCGACGTTCGCCCGTTCCCGCGTAACCTTCTGCGACGGCTTGGAAGACAGACGGAACCAACGCTTCCATGATCGTTGTAGCGTCGTCTAAATTAGGCGCAACATTAGCATCCAAGCCCCGCAAGGCTTGGAAGTAGCTCACACTCAACATCTCTTCGTAGGTCATGCCGCTGCCGCCATTACGGGTTGAAATTTAGCTAGCCACTGGTCGGAAATCGCGCCGAACGAGTTTGCCTGCTGAATAAATTCGTCGTCGCGGAAGGCTTGCCGTAAGCCTTCATCGACTAATGCCGCCTCCAAGTCGTCAGCTAACAGCATGGTATCGTTGGCTATAATTGCTGCTCGCTGCGCTGACTCGTCATACTTACAAACCTCAATGATTACATTCGTGCGCGTGTGATAGACCGTAGCCCCGTTGATGTTGTACCAGTATGCCGCCGACTTGAAAAAGCTCCCCGCGTTTGCTGACCTGATAGTCACTTCTCTTAGCGGTCTCTTGACGCACGGAGTTCCATCTGATGAGTCGTAAACACTGCCGGGGATACCTACTACCGGAACGCCTGTAGATGTATTCGTTGGTAACGCTGTTCGGTTAGCTATCGCGCTCGTTAACCCGCGAAGGTATGAGCGATAAGGGTGCGCAGAATTCGCAATGGCATTTACAAATCTGCCTTCTGCCAGTAACACTAAATCGACAATGGACGTAAACGGGAAGATCGGGGAATTCACTTCTGAGTCGGTTAGCGGAGTTACGGTGTAGGCGGTCTCTAGCTGTGCCGCAGTAGTTCCAAGTACCGCGTTAATTCTAAGGGCTATCTGGCGCAAGATGGCGTCGTATTCGACTGACATCACGACCATCCTCCCCACGCGCCGTTACCACCATCTAAGGAACCAACGCGAATGCCCATGTGATCCTCGACCGTGTTTCTTATGTACCTCAGCCATCCGTCGCTAATTCTCGCCTCGTCGTTTTTAAGAGCTTCGGCAATTTCTCGACGGTGCGCCATGTTGTACTTTTGGTCGCTGCTGTCCCATTGGCACGACGGAAGGATTGACAACGCCCCCCACGTTTCCACAAGAGAATGAAACTGGCTCAACACGGGCGAGTCTTGAATCGCTGCGGTACTCGACCAATCAGAACTGGCAAAAGTTACTAAATAACTAGCCCCCAAATTCGGCATCGGCAACACCCGCACCCAACGCGAACCATCATCACGAAAGTAAAAAGCCATTCGCATTGCCGTGTTTGGGCTACCATCAGTGAACATATAGTTCGCCACGTTTACGGGATAACCCCAATCAAAATTCATGTCGGCTATTTCGACAAATTCAATCGACCTTTGAGGAATCGAGAGATTTTGGGGATAGTACGTTAGAACTTGAATTGGCTTTCCGTAACTAGAGTCCACCGCGAGTAGAAAATCCTGCGTGGTAGGCGTTACTTGGAGAAGGTAATCCGGCTTGAGACTCCACGGCTGTCCGGTGGATTCTAGCTGGGTATAAAACGATTGGAGGGCTTCAAATGCGGCCTGAGTTACCCGACGACCGCTGGGCTTGTTAGGCAGCGGTTCGTCGGTTAACAGTCGAATATTGCTACAAATCTGCTGCACACTTGGCAACTATCATTCTCCTACTCACTCGGAGTTTCAGGGTTCATGGCTTCACATGCTCGTTCGTGAGCTTTCTTTCCCGCCAACGTGGGAGATGTTCGCCCACATCCGTCACAACTGAAAACTTCCGCTTCTGACTGCGCCTCGGACTGCGCGGCCAATACCTGAGCTTCCAGTTCAGCAATGCGTTCTGCGTCAGCCTTCCGCGCCGCTGCAAGTCGGTCGTCCATGCGTCTCTCAATCATCTCCATGTCCGCCGCGCTCATTCCTTGTGAAACTTGCGGGATCGCATTCTGGGCGGTAAACATCTTTGCCAATTCCTGCATCGGCTGATCCTGCCGGGGGATTTCCAGTTGCTCGATGAGCATTTCACACACAGGAGAATACGAATAGCTCCATCCACCTTGCCATTCTCCGACGTGCCCTGTCTTTAACAAGCCGTGCTCGACGCCAACTTGTCGCATTGCCCAAACACGAAATTCATTGCACATTCTCAAGGCGTCAGCCCTGTATTTCCCGAAGTCAATCCGTGAATCGGTGACTACCGCTGACTTGATTTGATCTTCCAAACCTCGCAAAGTTTTCTCAACCCCGTCGCCAAACATGGCGGTTTCGATCACGTCAAGAATTCCGTTGTTGTCGGGCGTATGACACTCTTCCCACGACTTGCCTTGAAGTACAGAAATCTCGTCCATGCCCTTACGGATCGGGTTCATGGAATAACGTCGCAGGATTCTCAACCCATCACCGGGATACACAGGAACAAAACCAAACTTGTTCTTTACCGCTTCAGGGTTCAAGGGGATTCCCTGCCACGCTACAGCCTGAAGATCGCCCAAGTGCTGCATTGGAATCGGCTCGCCGCCCATTTCCAGAATCGTTGCGCGACCACGGGGAACAAACCCTCTTCCGTATCTTTGCAAACAAGGATTCGGAGTCTCTTCGCCGCCTACCTGAAGCCACGAGATTTCAGACTTTCGTTCAGGCACAATCAAGTCGCCGGGGAAGAACACCCAACGAGTAACATTCGCTCCAACTACACGAGTATCAAAGAATCCAACTGAATCAAAAATCTCTGGCTTTGTCTGTTCGAGTACTTGCGACATAAGAACCTTTCTATTCAAACGTTTGTTTACCTTCCGGCCATACATAAGCTGGATAGGATGGAATTGGCGGCTCAACTATATCGAACGTGCCATAAAGATAATCTGCGATCAGCGTTCCAATTACTACACGAGCAGAAACACCAAATCGCGCTTCACTGCGACCTAAAAGCTCAATCTCATTGACTAATCGCTCAAGCATAAATTTGGACTAGATTCGGACGGTGCGCTTTCTTGATTTCCGCCAATTCGCCTCGTTTCTGAACTTCTCTGTCTCGAATCATCTGAAGTCCCCATGTTTTTGCTTGCTCTAACTGAACGGGGTCAAGATCAGGTCGAACGTTAGGATTCGTTGCCGCATCCTTTTCTCGACGCGCTACTGTTCGTCTTAGGCGGTTAAGTTCCCGATCACCGGGAGTCGCGTAAGTTCCGTAGCAAATCTCGCCTAAGTCTCTTGCTTCTTTACAGCACGTCAACGTATGGTCGGCAATGATTCCGATGTAAGGGAGTAGGTTGTACCAACCCTCTCGCGGTACTTCTCCGCAAACATCTTGATTAACAGTCGCCGACTCTGTGATCTCAGAACAGAAACGACAAACAAGCATATGTCCCTCAGACTGGTCAACGCTGATCCATTTGAACGATTTGCAATAACGACAAATCGTGGGAGGTGTTTCCGTAACCACCTTCCGATAGCGTGTTAACTCCCAGCTTTGAGCAATCGCTTCTGGCTCAAATCTCTCTTCCAGAACCCACCTTGGAGGAGAGATGTCTACATAGTCGTCATCCCCAATATCAATGGAGACCGCACGGTAGATTTGCCGCCATTCTCCCGCCGTGGCATTGCCCGCAAAATCCCACGCGGTATTCTCATATCTTCGACAATCCCACGCCCACTTTAAGCGAACGATAGGATGCCCCGAAGGGCTGACGCCAAGAATTTTGTTAAGTTTCCGCTGAAAAGAAGGAACATCAAACGACGGAGACTTATAAACACCAGCGTCAGCCCATTTCGAGGGGTTGTTGTACGCGTCGTGATCCATTGACTACGAAGCGGTCTTCCCTCCGATGACCATCCACGTATTGCTGGACGGAGCGCCGTAGCGAATGCACAGTGCGGTACACCCGCCATCGACTATCTGATAGTCCTGCGTGCCGATTACGACGGTACACGATGTCCGTTGCGTGGTTCCATCGATGGAAGTCACAATCACCGGAGAGTTGCTTGTTGCCGTCAGCGTGATTGCCAATGAATTAGCCCCGCAGATCACGATGTCATCGGTCGCAAGCACCGAATAACTCGTAGACGGATTTTGTACTACTGCGTTAGGGCCAAAACAATTCGCGCTGACAATAAAGGGGTCGGTTGTGTTGTGTGTTGCCATCTATCTTCTCCTTATAGGCCAGCGGAAACCTGTGTGGCAAAAGGAAGCTGACTTCTCTTAATGAAGGCAGACCCTCTTCCAGATAAAGTGGCGGGATTCCCCTTCCACCCCAAGGCTTTTTGGTAATTATCCGAACCAGTTTGGTTTGCGCCCAGCAGCATACGCATCTCTAGTCCGTCCCGATTGTACGGGCCGAACGGTTTCATCTCGTAGATTTTGTAGTCGCTGGTCTTGGCGAAGTAAACGCGATCTTCGTCCATGTCGGCGTCACAGATAAAGCGAGTGTCGCCATCCGTATAATCACCCTGAACGCCCTTCATCGTGTCCGATCCGGCGTCTTCGCGGAGGTAATAGCCAAGGTTGTAGCCTTGCTTGCGAATCGTTGAGTACTGACCGGGGGTGATGAAAGCGGTCAAGTTGTTCTTGGCTTCCAGTTGGTTGTTGCGAGTCTGAAGCAACGCCTTCGCGTTCTCAATGGCCGCAGGGGTCAAGAGAGCGCCCGCAAGGTCTACCACAGGGGCGTTCAAGTCGGTATAAACCGACGTGTCGAGTCCCTGAAGCACGCGGTTCTGGTCACTAATAAGCCAGCCAAGCCCACGCATTGCCAACTGGTAAGAACCTTGAATCACAATCGGGTCGCCGCTGGAAATAGTTCCAGAGAGAACGTTGATCGTGCAGGAGCTTGTTCCGGCAGTTGTGACAACGAACGTTCCACGTACCGCGCCCGTCGAGGCGTTGATACCCTGATACGTTTCGCCTTCCCACAGCCACATCGTTCCCTTGGTCTGGCCGGGAGTAGTCGCGGCGGTAGTGGTTCCGGTAAGCGATTGTGAACCAAGAACGGTCGTCGTGGTTGCCGAGTAAGCCACGGCAGCGTTGCCAGTTCCGTAGAAATACTGGTTCATTCTCTTACGGAAGGTCTCGGTATACTGCACCATGATCTGATCGTAAGAGTTAACGTTGTCTTCGGTGTCATTCTCCATCGACTCGATGGAAGAGTTAGCCCAAATCATCGGCCATGCGCTCATGGTCGGATAAACCCACATTGAAACAGTCTGTGGGCCATTGGCTTGATTGAAGTCTGAGTTGTCCGGCGTGAACCATGTCATGCCAGTGGGACGACGGGCGTAGTCAGGAAGGCGATAACCCTTGGATGTAAGTTTCGGCTTGTCCACCGCTTTTCCAAAAGCTCTCATGCCCGGATCATTGTTCTCGTAAAACATCCGAACATCCTTCTCAACCGCCTGCCGTTTTAGGTCGGTAATCTGGTCAAATTGTACGGCTCCCATTAAATTCTCCTCTTAACCGCCATACGCAGAAGCGTTTGTCAAGCTGTACTCTTTATCAACCTTACGATTGAACGCGTAGTACTCCTGTGAGCCTATCGGGTGAGGATTCTGCGAGTAGGGGTTTTGAAGCCCTTGCTGCGCTTGTCCCGTTCCGGAAGGCACAAACCGCGCCTGCGCCGCCGCCAACTGACTTCCTTGCTGCGCCGCTGCCGTAGCCGCCCTCTCACCGCTCGCCTTTGCTAGTCTCAGAGCGTAGTCGTTCACTTTGGCGAGAATCTGTTGCTTGGCTGCGGTGGACTCTGATAAAGCCCGCGCTGCCTGCATCTTGTCTCCCATAGCTTCAAACTGCTTGTAAGCTGCCCTGCGATCACTCCAGCGATTTGCCAATTCATCAAACCCGTTCGGTTCTACACCCACTGCTTTGAGGGCTTTTACCGCCATCTCCCGATAAACAGGGAAGGGACTTTGTAGGTTTCCAATCAGGGAAAGAATCTTGGTGTGTTCAAGTTCGTTTACGGTCGGGTCACTTGAGAAAGTAAATTGCGACGAAAGATGTTGGTGAATGGAGTCGCGTATGCTCGCAGTCTCGGAAACTTGATCCTGTTCGATTGTCTGCGCCAAGTCGGACTGAAACTTGGTTTCGGCGGCTTCTTGTGCCGCTTTCTGCCGTTCCGTCTGCTCTTGCTCAAACTTTTCGGTGGCTAAAGCACGTTGAGCGTTCCGAAGCACCTCATCTGCAACAAGTGGCTTTTGCGCCAGCATGTCGAGCAGGTCTTCTCGCGCATCTTGAGACATTGACTTGAATGCCTCATGGTACTTTTCAGGAACTTTTCCGAGGTCTTCTGCTGTTACGACCCCCGAAGCACGTAACTTGTCGATGTTGCGATAGTCGTCTATTCGATCTGGATCAAGCCCATGTGATCGGTACAATTCCCTTACTACCGTACTTGGATTTCCATTTGCGTCAGGGACTGTAATTACTAGGGCATCAGCAAATATCTGATCCAAAGTCCCCGGCGATTCGGCCTCTAACCTTTCAAGAAACGGCCTAGATGTGAATCCACTTGGATTCTCGGCAGAAGGAGTGTGAATAGACGAAACAAGCTCATAAGAAGACTTTGCAATGGTCGGATCGCCGATTGACTCGGCAACTTCCTTCCACGGCTCTAACGGCTTGTAGCTATCTAATCTTGAGTTACGTTCGCGCAACTCCGACCGCATTTGAATGATGGCTTGTACTTGAGGATCGTTCTCCTTGCCCTTGAGATCGTCGTCGTTCTCAGGAACTTGGAAGGCAGCCTCAGCCTGCCCAGCCTTATCATCCGTGGTTGGAGCTTGCTCCGCAGTCTGCGGGGCTTCTTCACCTAAATTGGCAACCGGAGCATTGCCCGCTTCTGGAGAAGCGTCGATAGCAGGAGAAGAGCTATCAATTACATCCGTGGTTATTTCATCCATACTTGGGGGCAATAAAAATGCCTGATTACAACCCCAGAGGCTTTCGCTATCTGGAACTCTAATCAGGCAGGTCAACTACTTGGTTGACTATGCTATTCGGTTGTCAGTCTTCTATCGTTAAACTTAAAACTTCAGCGCGTACATCCCGCGCCATTTTCATCAGTCTCCCTGCTTGAGCCTCTAAATGATCTAGCGTTTTCAAGAGAGCGTCACGTCGATTAGGGATTATAGGGATTTGCGGGGAAAACGCAACAGTTTTAACTGTAGGCGCTTGTCGCACGTCGTGTAAAACCTGAATTCCGGCCTCTCGACTGATTCGGTCGCTTAGTTGACTCATTTCTTGGTTGCCGCCTTTGTCGTCGGTTTCTTGGGCTTACTTTTCTCGATACGGATTTTATGATCGGCTTCAACCTTGGCCGTTTCCTTGTCTTTCTTCTCCTCGCGGCCAATCATTTCCTTTTCATGTTCGCGGTCAAGGGCATTTTGTTCCGCTTCATGCTGCTGGGTAGATTGCTCTTGGGCGTACTGAAGCTGCGCACTGGGGTCTGGCTCTGTCGCTTCCGGCTGCTGCGCAGCTTCTTGTTCTAACTGATGCTGTCCTAATGCCATTGGCGCGGCAGCGGCAGCTTGAACCAATCCAGTTCCACCCGCAATAACCGCTTCCTGCTGAACCGCCCCTTGTATCATTCCTTGGGCGAGCATCTCAGCGGCAGCGCGCAACGGCATTGGAGCGGCTTGACCGGAATCTTCGGAGAGCCATTGGGCAAACCAATTAGCCTTCTCCTTCAACTGCAATTCTACCGCACTTATTGGCGGCTGAATCGCTTGAATTATCAATTCCGGCTGTGTAACACCGACTTTTACCGCTTCCTGCATCTGCTTCATTCGCTTCAAGCAAAGCTCGTTTACAGCGTCGAAATCATCAGTTTCGGTGTCTACGTCAAAATCTTGTTCGATCTGGTTCGCTAACTTCGGATCGGCGGTTCGCAACGCCAAATATCCTTCCGCACCCCCAACCACGTTAAAGAACTGCATTCTGTTCTTCTGCTTGGTGAACGGGCCTTTTGGCATCTCACTGCCCTTAACCACACTGAAAAGCAGGTCGGCCTTCACATCTGCGCCGGAAAGCTCAATTCCTTGCTGCTTGCCATACTTTCCGCCGAGTTCAAAATAGCGCCTTTGTGGTTGGTGGTCTCGAAATAGATTGATGGTTATTTCCGCGCCCCGCTTCCGACAATCACCCTTAATTTGGAAGATAGGTTGATTGATCGAATCCGCGTTCCCCTGATCGATTTCTGCCGCTGTCGCTGTAGTATTACTCGCAGTGATTCCCGGTTCTCCGTTGGCAAAGTCAGAAACCATCGAAGTCTTCTGTGCCATCACGTTCATAAAGTTCTGGGAGTAGTTAAAGAACTGCGCAGGCATCGCTGTTGGCTGCATTTGGTGGATCGCGTCCGCTAACTTTCGGCCTTCGGGGAGCTTTGTCAGGTCAACCGGAATATTAGTTTTCGGCGTCCCGATGTACTTCATCTTGTTTCCGGTCAGGATTTGGTTGTCGTACATCACCGCTGGAGTGTAGGTAGAACTCATGTAAGACGCGGCTTGATTGTTCAAAGTGTTGAATTGTTTCTGAATTTCAACTGTGTCTGCCAAGCCTCTTCCTGCCCCTGTTTGGGCCTGCATAAACCACGTCCCGCTAACAATGTGGTCTTTGTGCTTTTCAGGGTACAGGGCAAGGACTACGGCCATGCCGTTCAACCCTACCGCGCACAACCCGTCAGGGAATACGTCAGTTAGTTTACCCTTGGGAATCGTATCCCCATCCACAGTCTCTTCATCGCCCATGAGGTTGATGTCAGCATAACAATCAGGACTCACCCAAAACTCGTCGAACGTATAGTGGTCGCGGTCTTGATCTTCATCGTCCCCGTTGCGCCGATTCCCGTAGGCCGAGAAGCCTCCGAGAGCAGAGCCTTGCTTGCCTAATGCCTCCAAGACTTCCAATCCGTAATCATGGTCAACATTCCCTTGAGGGACTAAAACATTGCCCAAAACTCTCGTTATTGCGCCTTTTGGAATCCTCTGGCGGTAGATAAAATAGTTGGAATCTTCTGGTCTTTTAGCCAAATCCCACCGACAGGCAGGCATCGGAAGTAACTCACAAACAAGATCGCCTATTTGCTTGCTTTCCTGCCGTGCCATCGAGTGAATGGAATCTTTGGCTGGGCCTTCCACCATAACTGCCGTAGATTGGCACTGAGGGCACGCTTGCCCCGCTGCCAATGGCCCTTCCCCTCCCAAGGCGCCCATTTCTGCTTGGTTTGGGGGCATTTCAAACTCACTTGCTTTCCCGCCATACTGACAATCCCCGCAAAAACCGAACCCATCCCCAAAAGTTACTTCTTTTTGCTCGAAAATGTCTTGAATTACGGACATTGAGACTTTTGAATCATCGAATCGGTAACGGTCGATATACGTCCCAAACGTCATCCCCATTAAGCCTTCTTGTTGGGTGAAATAGTGATTATAGAACTGTCTTTCGTAGTAGTTGTTGATCGTGTCGGCAGCTTTGGCGGCGGAAGCGCAAGAGTCGAGATTTCTTCCCGGTCGGATTAAGATGTCAGGGCTGGAATTCTCCCATTTTCCCAGCAAGTTCGTCTTAATATTGTTCATAATGTTCAACGCACGGCGGTCTGCGTTGACATTATTTCCACCTATCGGAAGGACTCCCCAAGACCCGTCCACAGGGTTTCTTGCGGGAAACTGCTTCCCGTTCAAGAAAAGGTTGATCAGTTGCCCAACGTTGATTATTTCTCGAAATATGAGTTTGTCTTTTCGGTGGAAGTGCTGGAATCTTTCCTTGAGGCTGTCCGCAATGCGTGAACTAGGCTTCTTGCCGCCTTTTTTGAGATCGAGCAGCGGGCGCAATGGCGCAAAATTGGAGGTTGAGGCTATCTGAGACTGAGGCTCAGGAACTTGAATGGCTGCTGACATTAGGGGGTACTAACCAATCAATTCTTCTTGATCTTGCTCGTAATCGTATGTGACAGACTCACCGCGCATCTCTTTTTCCCAAAGTTCGGTCGCTAGTCGATCTGCTTCACCTTCAGGCTTTCCTGCTTGGAGATAACAAGTCTTGTAGTACTGAAGCCTCGCGGCGTCTACTTCTTCCGGCTCACGAACGAACCCTTTTGGATGCGGGGAAACTTCAACTTTTACAGGGGTCTCGTTCAGACCATACCCACCATGCTTCGTAATCACCCGTGAAGCCATTTGTAGCGTCATCCAGTCCTTAGACTGTCTCTCTGACGCTACTATATCGTCCAGCCGCTTTCTTTCTTCAGCTAGTCGATCTTCGGCGGTTGTCGCACGTTGGAGAGCCGCCGCAAGCGCGGCCTCCATGCGAGCATATTCTGCGGCACTAACCCAAGGCATTATTCCGGTGGCTGGCTTCCGCCTCCGATAGTGGCCGAGTTCGCGTAGGTTAAATCGATCAAACCCGTGGTCGTGGTCAACGACGCGAGCCTAGCGTCCGTCAACTCACCGCTGTACAACCCAAGCAAAATGCCCAGATTGATACGAGGTGCAGCAAATCGCTCGTCCACATGGCGAACACTCGCAGCGGTCAACACCGCCTCTCGGAGCGCGACATTGGTATTTGATGCCGCCACGTTTGTGTTCGTAAGGAACGGGTAATAGCCGTAGGCCGCAATTCCTTGTTTGCAAGCGGCTCCGATTTGCGACTTGGAAAGTTGTTGCGCATCAAAATGAAGACCAGCTAAAGGCATTTGTGTTCTCCTTGCTTACAGGTGCTTATTTTTACGCAGCCTCTGCGGCTGTTTTTACTTTTTCTTCGTCCTGTTTTCGCTTAATCTGGACGACTTCTCTTTCAAAACGGGCGAATAAAGTATCTCCGACGCTAGGTTGAGCGCCCCTATAGATCGTTTCGGCGCTATTGATTAACTCACGACGGAACTGCACATCTGCGTCGGCAAAGGCAACGTCGCCGCCCTTAATGTTACGAACTTTGTTGTAGGCTTCCACTGCTGCTACCGCACATCCCTCAATCGGGCTGTGGGCGATACTGACCTCAACTGTTCTAGCGGGAACATCTACAGACATTACTGCGTGGCCTTCTTTTTCTTCTACCTTAACCGGAGGGGCTTCTTTGGCCTTGGGTTTCGCAGGTGGCTTGGTAGAGTGAACCGCAGGCGGTGTATGGGCGTGCGGCGGCTCTGGCTTCTCAGGCGCTTTTGCTTTTGGGTCTGGCTTTTCGTTAGGGTTATTCGGCATTTAACTCTCCTTTGGCGGTCTTGATTGCAAATCTTGGCACGGGGGCAGTAATTCGCATCGTGTAAATGTTCGGATCGTTTGTCGGTATCAATTCTTGCGTTATAACCTCTTCGTCAGATTGCAAGCGCACGACTTTTGACGGATCAAGGAAATAAATGCGATCCATTTCGCCTATGGCGTCGTCGTTAATGATTGTATTCATGGCTTTCGATCAGGTCGCGGATACGCTACACGATGGCGGCGCGGGAAATAATCGTTTAATCTCTCTTGAATTCGGTATGGGACTTCCCCTGTTTCTTCTTTCAGGTCTGAAACTGTTTCTTTTACATCTGTAAAAATCCGGCGCGGGAGACTTGTTACACGTCTCCATCTTTCAGGGCTGTAATCAGGATCGTCCTCTTCCTCGCGCTTTTTCTCTTCAGGTTTCATTTGGGTCGAGTTGGCTTCGGGAAAGAGACTTTGTGGCGTTTTACCTTGTTCGGCAAGCCTTTAGGCGACTGACCGCGAGTGAATTCAGCGGCTTCAGATGTAGAAAGTCCCGACTTTTTGATTGCGCCACTTTGAACGCCCTTCATAAATCGAAATTGAGCCTTTGAGGTCGCGGGCATACCTTGCTCCATCTGCGCCGACATCGGACGTGGAAAACCTTGCGCGGGTTGTCGTTTCATGTCAGTTACATTGCTTATCTCTACAATCGCCATAAGTTATACACGGTTTTCTTAGCTTGCTCAATGAAATTTAATTCAAGACCGCTGCTTGATTCTGATCGAAGCCTCGTTTCAATGCCCTTAGATCGTCAACGAGGGCTATTGTCGCGTTGTGTCGAATGCACCAAACTTGAATCTTGCCATCTTCAGTGACTCCCGCTTGAACCCAAGAATACTCTTCTGGCGACATTTCATCAGGCAGTTCGTCTTGACAGAACCCGCAGTTCATATAGCCAACGATGCTGTTTGGAATTGAGGCCGTAAATTGATTAGGCATTACTTGATAAACTTCCTGCGTTTACCTGACCGAATCTCGGAAATCGTGGACGCGCTAACGTTATACCTCTCGCTCAAAACGCGTCCCGATCCGGGAGTTCGTGGCGTTGTGCGAATAACTTTAACCGCCTCAACGTCTACCTTGTGGGAAGCAAGATTGCTATATAAATGCGAATGAATCATGTTGTCTCTTCTGGTAGTCCATTCCAAGTTAGCGGCTCGGCAGTCGTGACGTACAGCGTTTTTATGTCCCACTTCAGGATGGTTTTCAGGATTAGCGATAAAGGCTTTGGCGACTAGGCGATGAACCCGCAGGTGAAATGCTTTCCCGTTGCGCCGAAGCTCCACCTTAGAATATCCATTGGTCGCCACGCCGCCTGTAATCTGCTTGATTACGGGCGTAGTACCCAACATCCAATTCCGCCCCATTCCTGAATTCTTAGGGTGAGTCCAATAGGTGCGTACACGGCCAAGGCTACTAATATCGTAACCTGAAAAGCCCTCTATCGGCTTCCATGTTTCTACTTCGGTTTTCTGGAATTCTGAGAGTAAAATCAGTGCAGTCATACCTTTATTTTACCACATACCTGCGTATTCCTGATCGCCTTGATCTTGCCCTATCGGATTTCCCGACTCATCAAAAGTAACCATCATGTTTACTTGAATCTTGGCCTTGGCTTGGGCTTGCTGATAGTTAAAACTCATCTCAGCCGCCGCGCTTTTGAATCCACCCGTAGCGGTCATAAGATTCTCAAGACGGTACTTCTCTGGAATTGCTCGCTCGATTTGCTCTTTCTCCGTCAGTTCTTTTGCCAACGGGAAATAATCTGCCGCACCCGCTCTTACGGTGTCGATTGCATCGTTGAAAAGGGCGTAGGGGACAAGCGTGGCGGGGGCTTCACCGGATTTCGGCATCGCCCAATGGTACGCTGGAATTTCTGCTCTATGTCTCGCTAATCCCGCGTCCGTGGTAGGTACTACCAGCTCATCATCGTCAACCACGAGATAGAGCCTTGGAGAGCCTTTTAGGTGCGGTCTAAACGGGTGCTGCTTGTCCTTGCTGATAATCTCCAATGCGTTTCTAAGCTGCGCGATCCCCCTTGTTTTCCCTGTCGCCCATGCGTCAAACGGAATGCCGTGCTCTCTGCGGTATGCCAGTCTCTCGGAACTCGCTTCGTGGCTCATTCGCCATCGACTAACACGCTCTTTTTCTCGTCGCGGCAACATAACTCGATTGATTTCTTCTGCTATCTGCCGAGGTGTCCAGTCCGTCACAGTCAGCCCTCGATACAGAAACACTGAGCCGCTTAATGGGGCGTTTTTTGGCGCGGTCGCAAACCAACTAGTCACGCAAGGGTGCTCGTTCGTTGTTCCTGCATCCTGATACACACTCAGCAACCAATGCGTGGGAATTCTCGGCTCACCAAATACTTTCTGGAACTCAGACCATGAAATAACGTGGTACTTCTCATCCCACATCGAGAGAATGTCGCCACGTTCTGAGATTAACCAGTCGCCACGTAGAAGCTGTTCGCGGGTTATCGGATCAAGTTCATTCAGGAACTCTTCGTACTGCTCGCGGTCAAGGTGGGGGTTGTCTTGGAGTTTTGCGGGAATGAAAGCTCGTTTGAATGCGCGGCCTGAATCGTCTTCACCCTCTTTCCACCAAACCTTCGCTTCTGTTGCGTCGTTAGGCGTGAACTTTTCAGGAATGAATCGCTTGTAAACCCATCTTGCGCCAACGCCTCCGGGGTTCGACGCTGATCGCATTCGTAGCGGTACATCACTGGTCGCTAAACGTCGCAGACGAGAGAAGAGATAAAGGTATTGGCTTTCGGTGAATTGTGAGAGTTCATCAAATCCGATGAATTGAAATTCTGCGCCCTGAAACTGGTATTTATCGTTCTCGGTGTCGAGATAGCCAAACGTCAGACAGGCTCCACTCGGAAACTGCCATTGCTTCTTCTGTTCGTTCCACTTGGCGGCAGTTCCGCGCAACCACCCAGCCGCCCTATCCATCAATGCTCCCGGCTTGGAAAGGTCAGCATACGTGCGACGAAGCAAGAGAGCGGAATATCCCGGCGTGTTAGCGTGCTCCAACGCGGCCATGAGCAAGCATGACGACTTACCGCCGCCTGCCGCGCCGCCATAAAACGCTTCCCGAATATCGTTAAGCCCAAGAAATAGAGCTTGGCGTTCAGTAGGTTCTTGTGGGCTCCATTTTTGCTTTGCCCCTAGTTCCTTGGCAAGAAGTTGACGAACCGCCTTGCGCTCGGCCTTCTTCCCCGCAAAGAGTAGTTTATGCAGATTCTCCTGCATGAACTTCTTGCCATCTTCTGGACTCATTAGAGCCGCTTGAGATGCAAGCTGTTCTGATAGAGTTTCTACAAGTCCCATTTAACCCTTTCCTTCAACTCCTCCAGATAATGCGCCTTTTATTGCATCACCTTGCGCTCCAAATCGCTTCCGGCCTAGCAAGAGTGCGCCGATACCGCCTAACTGTCCCCCAGTGTCAGGTTCTTCCATTTGCGGAACTGCCATTTGCATTGGAGTAGGTGGGCTGAAGTTAGCCTGAAGAGGTTCAGGTGGTGCGAGTGAGATGTTTGCGTATGCTGGTTTTCTGTTTATCATTTTGTTTCTCTAATTCCGCCTCGATCTTGGTTTCTAGTTGAAGCATTGTAAGCGGCAGCGGATTGCCGTTGTCGAATTCTTTTTGACAAAGCATCCAACGCTGAATCCAATCAGGATTTTCTTCCGCAAATACTTCTAATGCATTTCTCTCGCTCATTGGAACACGTACCCCGTTTTCTCGCGGGACTTCCTTTCTGTTCGTTGCTGTCTCTCTTGTCGTTCAACTCTTGGAAGTGTCCCGCGCTGCATTCCTAACGCCTCAAATCTCTTCCTTACTTCGTCCTGTTGATCAGGAGGCATGGTATCTATCAGCGCGGATTTCTTCTGAAGCATATCTTTTAATTCTGCTTTCTGTTCAGGGGTAGCCACAGAATAAACTATCACTGCTTCTCTTGCTCCGAGTCGGTTGAAATCCTCCTGAAGTCGAGTCTTATTTCTCGCTGCCAGAATTCCTTTAGCTTGACGTTCAGTTATCTTTGCTCCCATTGCGGCTATGTCTGCTGATACATCTTCACCTTTACGTGAACGGGCGCGTAGCTGAGATTTCTGCCTGTCTGTTTCAATTTGTTCTTCCTCTCGGCCTTGCCGGGGAGGCATTGATTCTCGGACAAACTTGCGCGACATTTTTTCGGCCAACGTAGTTGGTTTTTCTGCTGCTTCGGGATAACTCCCCGTGCCAATCCCTACGAACGTTGGAAGAGACTTTAATCCACCTACGATTCCGCCCTGCTTTAATCCTTCATACACGTCCTTAGCAGGTAGCGGGGTAATCAAGTCCTTGGCTTCCCGTGCGTAACTAAATTTCCTCCCCGCAAAATCTTCTCCCGCAATTCGATCAACAACTGGAGCTACGGCAGGGTTCAGTTTCGAGCGTGCAAACTTCTTGGTCATATCAGACAGGCTTTCCCCTGCGTAATAATCCCCCGCCTGCAATCGCTGACTGTTTACCGGACTTAGCCCGCGTGACATGTTGATTATGTAGCGTAAGGGTTGTTGAAGTCCCGTGAGTTGATCGTAAACCGTATCCCCGAATCGGATTTTCAGAAACTCGCTGTCGTCAGGGTCGAGACTTACCTTCCCACCCGCCGCTTTCACTGCTGTAAGTATCGCCGCCGTTGCCCCCAAAAACTTTACGTTGTCTTTAATCATTCTCGCCCGTGCGCCCGCTGGCATTCTCGCAATCGTCACAGGGTTGATCATGTTGTTGAGCAGTTGGACGCGGCTTGCTAACAATCGCGGAGAGAACATAGCGATATTTAATGCGGGAGCAATCGCATTCCCTCGACGCCCTAAACTTCCGCGCCCTGTACCCGTGTTAATCAATCGCGCTATCGCTTGTAATTCAGCGGGATTCCTTCGTTGGGCCTCAGTTAGCCCTTCCAACATTTGCTTGCCCATTGAAAGTCTTTGAGCATCAAGAAACGAGACAAAGGTACGTTCTGAAAATCCAGCAATCTGTTTCGCCACTGGAACGTAGTCAAGATATTCCTTGCCTAGATAGCCTTCTTCATGGTGACTTAGATGCGGGTCTTGTTTATCAACTCCGGTGAATTCAACTCCTGCCTTTTTCAACGTCTCGAAATCTTTGTCAGCCTTAATTTTCGCCTCTACGTTGCGCCATCCTAAATCGCTGAACGACTTCACCATTTCCTTGAAAGGTTTTGCTCCTCCTTCAATCGGATGCGTGATCGCGTAGAATCCACCTTGACGAAAAACCGCTGATATGTCTCCGATAGATTTTAAGGTTTTAGGAATCGATGCCGCCTTTGCCAACTCATCGGAAATCATTCCACCACGCCCACGAGTAGCGCGATACTTCATCTTGGCGTATTCAGCCTTAATCTTTTCAACTTCCTTCTGCGCGTTCAAAGTCTCTCGTGTGTATCTTGGTGCTTCTCGTTTTGCCTTCTCACTGAAATCGCCTTCAACCATTCGGCGTTCAAGTTCTGCTTTCTCTTTTTGGAGCGTCTTTAGTCTGTTTTGGTTCTTGGTGAATTCTGCCTTCGGGCCTTCTTGTCGTGTTGTTCGTCGCCCCGCCTGAACGTCCTCTTCTTTCAAGAGCCGATTGATTTCAGCATTGACTTCAGTGACGCGCTTTTGAGCCTCAGAGCGTTGTTTTGCTGTTCCACCGTACCCAACTAAGGCTTCTGCTACCTGACGCCGTGTAACGCCTAAATCCTTCACTAGATCATGCGCTTCATCCAGTAACGCTTCAGCTTTTAGTCCGATATTTGCTTTCGCTCGGTTGTGAACGTACTTGATTAACTCTTTCGTCAATCGGCCTTCAGGGTCGATTCCCGCAAGACCGCTCGCATGAATGTTTCCAGATTTAATTCGGGCAAGTTCCGCAACGATATTCTGTTTGATGAGTACCGCTTCTTGGTCAAGACTCGCCTTTGTCTCGGTTCGTTTTCGCTGTCTTCCGACCTTATTCAACGTCGCTTCAAACTCGGCCTTAATTGCACGTTCTTCCGCTGCGTCTCGTGCCTTCTCGGCCTTTCCAAGTCTCGCGTGAAGGTCTTTCACTTCCGCTAATTGTTGTTCGGTTAACGGAGCGCGTTTGTCTTTCTTTAGCCCTGCAACCATCTTCACAAGGGAGAAATCTTCCGCTAAAGCTCGTTTTCTTGCCGTGCCCGCTCTTGACCACTCTGCTCCCGCTAAATCATCGGCCTCGGAGATTTTGTCGTACTCAGACAGTCTCGCATCGAGTTCTGCTGACTTCTCAGCAATCACTTGTGGGTCTTTCGCTTCGTACAGTTCTCGGTTCAGCCGATCAATCTCATTCTTTACTTCCACAGCGCGGAGATTCACTTGCATAGTCTCCACGTTGTTGAAGTTCTTTCCACCTTTCAATGCCTGCTCAATCAGTACATCGGGAGCACGTGGGTCGGCAGCGTTCTTCTGTTTCGCTTCGGCAAGCACCTCCTCAGATTTAACACGAGGAACTTGTTCCAACTTGGGCAGTCCAAGAGCTTCACGATCTGCTTGCATTGAAGCGTCTTTTGGAGAAGTGGTAGAAGGGGCGGCGTCCCCAGCGGAAACCGCCTCCTTGAACGTTTTTGGGTTGACTTTGGGTTCTTGCGCCACGGGTTCTAGCGGTAGAGCAGTGGCATTGATACCCTCCTCTCTTACTTCAGTTTTAGGAGCGAGAGTTTCTACTTGAGGGGAAGGTCGAGATGATTGCTCGTATTCAATGTCCCAATTCGTTTGAGTGCGCGGATCGGTAACACGAGTATCTGCGCCGCCCATGAAGTTTGGGGTTCCCTCTCGATACCAAAAACCGTTCTTGCGGTAGCGGTCACCCATCTTTACATCTGGAACATCACCGCCGCCAAGTCCACGCCCTGCAAATTGTTCAATCAGCGATTCAGGTGCGGTTGGGTTATCTCGCCGCGCCTCTATCTTGACCCACTCAGGCGCGGATGGTTTAGGACTTACAGAAGATTCCGGTTTATTACCGAGTGCGTTTTCAACGTTCAGGGTTTGGGGCGAAGCGACCTTGCTGCTTGAAAGCTGCGCCGTCTTATTTGCAATCCATTCATACGCGGGAACGGTGTCCATCCCCAAAAGTTGAGCTGCGCGAATACGGTGATTCCCTTCAATGCCCCCCGCGCCGATTGCGATAGGCTGGACATATCCTGAATCGCTAATGGCCTCTGCCAATTTCCTTGACTCAGATTCAAAACCTCTCTTTGAAGCCACACTTGGCTCAAGCGTTAACTCGGCAAGTGGAACGTCACGCAAACGCCAGCGCCCAGCATCGCTATTGACAATGTATTTGCCTTTAGAGTCTTGCAGTGAATCGAGGGCGTCACGTTGAACCCTAGCGGGAAGTTCGTCCGTGCTGAGAGTGTCAGACGGTTCGCGCTTAACTTTCGTTTGCTCAATAAGGTCAATCAGTCTTTGGGCGTCGTCAGGTTCAACGTTTTGTCTTTCAGAACCCTGAACTGGAGACTGCGAGGTCTGTGCTTCATTCCTTGCACGCTCCAACGCTCTTTCTGTATCAATAATTCCTGCTGCTCTTGCATTAGGATCGTCAGTTGGAAACTCACCGGATTTCATGTCAGCAAGTTTTGCTTCTAGGATAGCTACTGACTGTTCGGCAGGACTTTGTTTTGGTTCAAGGTATTCATCTAGTGGATTTTCTGTGGGAGCTTCAGGCTTCAGAGGAATCATCCGCTCGTTTCCCCTGCCGCGTAAGTCGGATTTTTTCACATAATGAATCGCCTCTGGGTTATTTACTTCTGCGACTTTGATTCGGCCTCGACGTGCTCCGCTTTGGTCGGGCACGACTTCAATTTCTCCGAATTGGAGATGTTGAAATCGTTGCGGTTGAGCGGACGGTTCGCTTGCAATGCTTCCTTGTTCACTCGTAGATTCAGGTGGTCGCACTCCACTAGCGTCACGCTCTGGGGGTTGATTCCGCAACTCTGTAGAAACTCTGTCCAATCTTGCGTTTCGTCTCCCTTCAAGTGCTTGTTTTCCGGCAGGGATTCCGCGCATGAGAGCATTCGTTACGCCCCCTGATAGCGCATCTTGTGGCGTTGCCCCCGCCGCTAAATCCAGTGCCGCCGTTCCAAGTCCCGTCGCTCCTGCTTCCGTTGCTGCCTTTGTTAGCCCTTGTCCAATGCCGGGGATTTCAAACGCCAGTCCCGTCAACGCGCCGTGTGTAGTTGCTGGAGCTACAGGTCGTCTTGCTCCATACGCCTCAGTTCCCGCCCCCGCGCCAAATGCTACCGGAGCAGGTACACCTGCACTCATTAACGCCAACTCAGGAGCAGTTGCAATGAATCCCGATGCTACGTTCTGAACAAACTTACTTGCTTGGTTTCTATCTGCACCTTCGGCCTCAGCGGCTTGTCTTAATGCCTCTGCATGGAGTCTAAAGGCGTCTGCAGCGGCTTCTGTACCGGGAGCACCTGTCGCCCTTCCTAGTCCCGCAAGTTTATTCACAAGCGGAGCTATGCCCTTGGCCAGAGTTTCTGAAGTCCACTTGGATTGCCCTGACTCTGGCAACGCTCCGGTACTTTTGAGTGCGCGGCGATACTCTTTTTTCAACCGATCAATTTCAGGTTTGTCTCTCGCGTATTGCTCTGCCTGTTTCGCGGCTTCCTCTTCTTGTCCACGTTCAACTGCTGCCCGTGAGGTTATCGCCGCCTCGCGTTCCTCTTGGCTCATGTTTCCCATGTTGTAAGCAGGGAGACCGGGGAGTCCTGTCCTGTTCGCAGCGGCTTGCTCACGGGTCATTTGCGAGGCAATGCGTCCCCTGCGATCAGTCTCTTTCACGCCAGATTGAGCGGCTTGTCGTAACGCTTCTTCGATGCCCGCGCTTCGTTGCGTAGGTTGCGGTGCCCCATTCCCGGCAACCCCGCCCGTTACTCCCGCAAACGGAGATAGACCTTTGATAGACGTTCGCGCCATACCTCGACCTTGAGGCTTGATTGCTGCCGTTCTCGCGGTTGTATCTGCTGTGATTTTATTCAGAGCGTCCAAGATGGAAGGCTGTGCGCCTACACTTGGTTGGCGTTCTACTCTTGGAATGAGAGATTTATTTGTAACGGGCTTAGTTACAGTTGGCGGATCAAGGTAGTCGTCTAGTTCGCCTTTGGGCTGGATGGGCTTTTGGGTGTCATCGCCCGCGTACTCCAAATGGACGTGTGGCCCTCCCCAGACTTTCTGCAACGATCCGTCTTTCCGGCGCGGTCGCGTGCGCTCATCGCGCAATAACAATCCACGTTCTGCCGCTTTCTGGCTGAGAGTCTTTACCGTGTTGTCATCGAACGCACCCGAACCTTTAATGTCTACCGCGTTCCCTGAGTAGTGAAGCGAACCAACGTTGTGCCGACCACCCGTGGTCGAACCCATTGTCAATTTATTTTCTTTTGCAAACTGAGAGAGTACGTCCAAGTGAGAAGCCGTGGGCTTAACTCGCGCTCGCGGTTTTGGTGCAGGGTCTAAATAAGCGTCCAACTCATCAGGCATTTATTTCACTACGCCAGTCATTTCTCACCAAGTTATTTCACTCGGCCATATCCACTCAGTCTCACTTGGAGCTTCGGAACCCTCTCGGAGAACGTTCCCACGCTTGGCGCATTGCTGTTCTTCTGCTGTTCCTAAAACCGTAGAGCCAATCCGCGCAGCCAATTCGTGAGCCTCTTCCCAACTTCTCGCGCAGAGTTCTTCGCTGTAGCGAGAACCGTCAATAATGCGTTCTGTAAGGTAGATACGGACACTCATTGCAACTTGGTTCTTTCCCGAATTTCTCTTTCGACGTACCGATCAAGCTCAGTCTCCACCCCTTCCACCATCAAATCGAGACTCAAGTTTAATTCCTGCACTTCTTCTGAGAGCGGAAGATTTTTCTTGTACCATCGTTGCGCTGTGTCAGATTCTGTCATTTCAAATAGACCAGTCGTGAATTGAGCCTAAGTCGTCTTCGGGCGTTGCCACTCGCGGATTGTTGAAATACTCGGCAATGTTCATTGAACGTCCATACAAAGGATCGTTGACTAAATCGATAGAACGACCTTTCTGAACTCGACTGACCGCGTTAGCAAAACACACCATGCGACCAGCGAGTACTCCCGCCTTCTTGTCATCCCCTGCCGCGATAACCGCAGGAAGCATCGTGCCTAATTCCAACATTTTCTCTTCCGCCCATTGAGTGTCGCTCATTGAACTTTCACCCCTTCCGATTCTACTTTCTTGCGAGCTTCTTCCTCGGTCAGTCCTTTGTCTTTTGCATAGCGAGCGAGATTTGCCGCGCTCATTGTTCTGCCTGTGTAAGTGGTTTGCATTGTTGGCGCGGGCTTCGCTTTCGTTCTCCAAGTGCGGATATGATCGTCCAATTCCTGTCGCCGCTTTGTTCCTTCTTTTGCTCGACTCAGCAAGTCAGCGTGTGCGGGATTTGGATAACCCTGCGCGTCCACAGCGGGAGTATTTTTCAACTGTTCTTCAATCTGCGCGAGTCCTTCATCTATCTTCGCTTGTTCATCCTGCGCGTCTTGAATATTCTGCTCGATACCCTCGACTGCGCCACTGTTGGCCGTGCCGCGCATTCCTGCAACTTTCAACTGGTTCTCACGGTTCTTCGCTGCAATGTCCTCACGCGACTTTCGATCCAACTCCCTCTGTTGCCTATCAGCTTCTTTCTGGGTAATCAAACCCAACGCCTTCTGTCGCTCGATTTCCAATTTCGCGTTTTCAATCTCTCTCTTCGCGTCGAGTTCCGCAGCCTTGATTGCGGGCTCCATCTCTCTCTGTGCTGTGAGAGCTTTCATTCCTCCCAACTGCGCTTGTTCCTGCTCAAGTTTCAACCCTCTGGCAATGTCGTTATCCAAAGCATCCAAATCAAATCTTCTCTTCAACTTTGCTTCGCCACGGTTCGTTGCCGCGCCGAGTGCGCCACCCCCGATTGCGCTTCCCAAGATGTTATTTGGATTATCAGGATCGCCCTTCGCCAAACCGATCAGCAATCCCTCACCGATAGATTTCAGTTTTCCTTTGAATCCCTTTCTCGACTGCGGAGGGGCGACTTCTACAAAATCAGGCTGGACGTTCAATTTAGATTCCGGATCGGCGTCATTCATTATCTGACGGCGCTTCATTAAAGCATCAACGCCTGTGAGCCCACCCATTCCATAGCCAATTCTCACAGGGGGACGTGGTGCGTTCCCTACCGTGCCAGCTTCCACGGGTGCGCTCATTCCTACAGGGCTTGCTTCAGGAAGCGGCATGTTGATCTTCGGTGGAGTGTTCCCAGATAATGCGGGCGCGACTGTCTCAGTGTCTTGTGCGGACTGTGGCCTCTGGAGGGACGCGCTCATTAACTCCAACATTCGGCGACGGCGGGGGTCTTCAACGAGGTCTTGTTGTGCCATGCTCGCAGTTTAGCATTGCAGGGATTTGATTGAAACAGGTTTGTTAAAAACAACTCGACCCCGCGATTGCTCACGAGGTCAAGAAGTGTTCACTGAGAACTTTTCGGCGCGTCCAAGTTGGCAACACCCTACCACAAAATAGTTGTTGCCTTCAATGTAAATCGGTCGTATTCTTGTCACGTTCACTGGGTCTCACCTGTTTACTGCTTACCCTGCGGTCTCTTGATTCCCAGCAAAATCGACGATAGTTACCGAAATACAAAGATCGTCCGTGCGCGGTGGCGCTTGTTGGAATATGAAGCTAACCGAACCCCTTACTGATAAACCTGCGTCAAGCCAGTCTGTAAGTAAGAGTCTGCGGAGAAACAACCGTTCGGGATTGCTGTTAGCCCTGCGTCCAGAGAAAGCACGTTAATAACATCGGAAGGTCTGAACACCCGTTAGACCGATGCGGCCAACTCAGATATGGTAAACGGCTCCTCGTTGGCAGAGGATGACTGGCTGAGTAACCCGTCTGGAGAACCCAACGCAAGTACTGTGAGAACTCATTGGCGTTCCACAAAAGCTGCTAACCTGCTCCCAAATCGTGGTGGGTTAGCTGCGCCTGCTCGAATCTATTACCGTACCACTCAACCAGATGTTGAATCCTGATGCGAGGCTGAAAAGCCGAGTCCTTATTGACGTTCTTTGGTGGGATAGAGGCTACGTTCCAGCGCGTTAAGCGGGGATTCAGGCGGCTAAGTTGAGAGGGGTTTGCAGCATTTTACTAAGGATTTCTCACTATCCTATGGTAAAATTCCCGTCTAGTTCTTTGAACGGCCATCAGCCGACAATCTCTACCGTGATAATTGCTGCTGGGCATATCCACTTTCGGCCATCTTCTACCGCGAATCCTTCACGCGACAGCCTGCGGGCAAACTGCTCAAGGGAGTCGTCGCTAGTGAAATTGTAATCCATGTAGCCATCAGCCTGAGTAAAGAATCCCAGCGCCCCGACCTCGTAAACCCGTACTTTGTACTTGCTCATTTCTCCCTCCGTATCCTCTTTGGCCGATCACTTTTTGAAAATTGGAATATAGCGTTCACGGTCTGCCGTGATAAGTTTCTGCCGCTTGCGAGCGAGTCGCCTGCTGTCTACGCCCTCAATCGCCAGTGCCCCCAAAGCTACCGCCCCGACACTCAATCCGACCACAAGCAGCCCGACTATCACGATCACAGCCGGAATCCACAGCGGCGATAACACCCACCACCACGACCAATCAATCTTGCCCAACAGCTTGAGCGTGATAAACACGATGGTCAGCAAGCCACAAAAACCGATGCCGCCGCTAGATGAACTTGACGATGCTTTATCGCTCATATTTCCCCTTCAGAGCCACTCAACCCTCCGCGTCGAGCGTTTCGCTCGCGCCTCTCTCAGTAGTCACAGAATGAGGGTTCTGTGCTTCATTTCCCTCGATTTTCCGCCCAATTAAAGCAACATTCTCTCCCTTTGGTAACTCTGTGTGCTCCCCGTAGTCGATGTCCTGTCTCTCCATAATTCGGGCGAGCACATCTGACTCCCGTAATTCGTCAATTCGTTGCTGCTTTTTACTCTTTTTCATCGTCTTTTATGCTAAAATTGGTCAGCTGTTTGACATTCGTCTTTCTTCGTAACGCTTGTCAGCGAGAACTTGTCCCTGCCGCGCAATGGACTGAAAGTCGCTCCAATTAACTCGCGGGTCAAACGGGCGATCATGCAGGAATCTCAACTCAGAGCATTCTTTATCTTCAACCCACATGGCGATTGTCCATTTAAATTCTCCGTTTTCTGACCACAAATTGATATGCAGCCGATCATCAAGCTCCAACGGGTACATTCGCGGCGATTCCAGCGGTTTGTAAAACTCGCGGTTCTTTGGGGCGGGACGCAGCAGGTAGTTCATTTCTTGCTCTGCGGCCATAAATGCTTGGCGCTCAATCTCGCCCGCATAAGTCCACGAGAGTTTCAGCCATGCTTGTTGGCGGATCGCGTGCGCAATCGCGGCGTCAACATAACGCTTGATCGCGGCGTCAACATAACGCTTGATCGCGGCGTCAACATAACGCTTGATCGCGGC